TCAGACCTCCGTGGTCGCGAAGAAGAACGGGGCCGCTTCCTCCCCGCGTTCGGCGAGCCTCATCTCCCACTCCTCCCGGAAGCTCCTGCTGTTCGTCGGGTCCGGGTGGTCGTCCGAGTACCGCAGCCGATCCATCTCCTCCTCGGTCACCTCGCGCACGGGCGTGTCCTCGTCGTCCACGATCTCGGCGTAGCTCAGGCCGGTGAGCCTCGCGTAGGCGCCCAGTACCTCCTCGACGGAGTTCCCGCCCCACCAGTCGTACTCGTTGATCCTGTAGAGCTTCACCGCACGAACCTTTCCTCGCGGGCCACGTCTTCCGCCCTCTCGTAGACTTCCAGGAACCCCTCCGTCGGCATGTAGGTGTAGGCCGGTCGGTGCGCCTCCTCGCGAAAGGAGAGGTTGCGGATCGTGCGCACCCTGAAGCACGGCTCGCCCTTCGTGGGGGCGGTATGAACGACGAGAGAGCCGTTGCTAGCAAAGATCTCTACGTCGTACTCGATCTCCGGCCTGTCCCGGTGGCGGTAGCGGCGCCACGCCGTGCCTCGTTGGCTTGTCGTGGCCTCCGCCTCGCTCATCCCGCTCTCCTCTCGGTAGACGCGGCCCCCTACCTAGGCGGTATGCCGGGACGCACCCCGCGCTCGCCGCGGTCCGGTCCGCCGGTTTTCTCCGTCTCCGCCTTCTTGCCGCTCTCTATGTGCGTGAGGCGGGGCGCGTCGAAGACGTACTCCTCTATCTTGCGGTCCACCACGAGCTCTAGAGCGACGCGCTCGCACGCGTGCTGGTAGAAGTGGACGGAGATCGCGGTCCCCTCAATGCCGGTTTGCTCGTCGCGGTACCTCTCCCCGAGCACTATGTCCGAGCCGTACTGTGTTTCCTTGTCTTTGCCGAAGATGCCCACTGCTTCCTCCTCATCCCCCTCCGGTTTGCGTGCGCGGCCCCCGAGGGAAAGGAGTTCGGGGGCCGTAAAGGGGACGCGGGAGACCGACGGGAGGGGTGATGCGCGGGTCTCCGGTGCGTCCATGGTTGTAAGGTACCAGTGTGACTACAGTGTGTCAACACAATGGACACATATTGCGCCTAACGTGTATACTGCCCGGAAAGGTCAGCGAGGAGGTGCCCATTGCCTTTGGCGTCGGTCAAGGTAAACGGCGGTTTGATAAAGAAGATGCGGGAAGAGCGGGGTTGGGAGCGCAAAGAGTTCGCTGCGCTCGTGGGTGTCTCGGCGGATCGGATCTACAAGATAGAGAAGCTGAAGCAGACTACGCGCCCATTGACCCTGCGGCGCATCGCGGCCGTTTTAGGAGTGCCGCCGCAAGACCTCGCCCGCAACGAGATCGTAGCCTGAGGGCACCCCTTACGACCAGCTGGGGTGCGTCGGCAGCCGCCCCTCGTCTCTTAGCGTGTTGAGGACCGCGATCACGACGTAGGGATGCACCTCGTTGTCCAGGTAGATGCTCGCCGCCCTGTAAGCATCGCCGTTTTCTTCGACGAGGTAAGCGCCGACGATGGCGTGGACCTCGGCGACGCTCACGAAGTCGAAGATCACCCGCTGCATGGCGCGGATCGCGAGGTCGTCCACGGCGTAAAGCCGCCCGTCCATGCATATGACCTTCTCGCCCGACTTCGGGGGCCGCCGGCAGTAGCCGTGTGCCTCGATGATCCTCGCCCGGATCGTGGCCTCCGGTATGCCGATCTGTAGGGCGAGGTAAGCGGAAACCTCGTCTATGACGAAGAGCCCCTCGACCCACCCGCCGCCGAGCTCACGGTGCTCGATCACCGGTACCACTGGCGTTCCCCTCCCTGAGCTTCTCCTCGTCGAGCTCTTCCTTCCTGCGCCTGGCCGCCTCAAGCCCCGCCTCGTTCTCTTCGGTGAGGCCCGGCTCGCTCGGCACCTCAGACGCCGACTCCGCGGCACCCGAAACGTGGTAGTCGATCAGGGCGTCGGGGCCTACGTCGAGAGCCGCCGCGACCTTCTTTATGGTGTCGAACGAGGGCGTGTGCGAGCCCGTTTCCATGCGGGTGATGGTTTGCTTGGCGACGCCGGCCGCCTTCGCTAACGCGTCCTGCGTCCACAGGCGACGAGCCCGCAGGTCCACCACCCTGCCCCTTTTCACCGTGTAGTACGCCGCCACCCGCAACCTCCTGCCCTCTGCGCATAACCTGCCCAAAGGGTAGTCATTCAGTAGGCGCTCCGCAATCACTTCGCCCCCTTTTTAGCGCCAAAAGCACTACTAGACACCAATGTGTGTACGACAAATTACCACTATGAGTAGTAGGCGTCAAATAGGTGTTTACAACGTGGTACCAACATGGTACTCTTCCGGTCATAGCCCAGACGGGCTAGCAGAAAGGGAAAGGGTCCGGCGGCCTGAGAAACCAACACCGGACCCGACAGCCAAGGAGAAGCGGTGAAGCGGAACTCCTCAGCCGAATACTCGACTGTAACACCGTTTACGAGGCCCGGCGTGATCCGTTTGGCCCATTTTCTCCTCCGTTCCCCGGGCAGACCGGCGGCGTAGCCCACCGCCAAAGAAAACGGTCGGCGACCCGGACAGGGGTCCCGACCACGACGGCATAGGAGGTGCCGCATGGAAAGTATACCGACGACGAGGGGCATTGGGGAGGGGATCGCCAGGCGGATACGCTCGGGAATCGCCCTCTTCGCCGACCATCACGAGGGGATGGCCTTTTTGGGCGGCTCGGGGGCGGAGGCGCGCTACTCGGTGCCGTCGCGTTCCCGCCCCGGCCTCAAGAGGTTCGTGAGGCTTTCCGGGGAAGGCGACTCCTGCACCTGCCCGGACTTCTCCTGCTCGGGCCTCGGGTGCTGCGCCCACACGGTGGCGGCCATGATCGCCGACTCGAAGCGCGTCGAGCACCGCGTAGAGGCCCGCCACGACTCCCGCTTCGGCGAGATGTTCGACCTCGTCGAGTACCGGGGCGGCAGGCGCTCCAGAGTGGTCGCGGTGTGCCTCTCCTACAACGACGCCCTCATGGCGAGGATGGACCTCGCCGGTTTCCCCAAGGCGGCGGCGTGAGGCCGCCCCTCGGCCCCGCCCACGACAGGCTCCTCCAGGCCGCAGTGCTCGGCCCCGAGGTCCACGAGGACTTCACGACCTCCGGCCCGCCGGTCTTCGTGGAGATGGTCTGGCTCGCCTCGCGCGACCGCGTCGAGGTTCGGGCCTACGACGCGAACAAGGGGCCGGGCGAGTTGCCGTTCTACTCCGAGGACGCCGAAAGGGTCGTGGACGCGGCGTTCCTTTGGGCAAAGGCCGTCGGGAGCGCGCCGAGGTGGGAGCGCCCGTCGTGACGCCCAAAAGGAGCGCCATGGCGAAGAGCCAACCCGTCAGGGACTGGGGCGACGCGAACAGGAAGATGGAGGCCGAAGGCTGCTGCAGGAACTGCGGCGGCGAGCAAGAACTCCAGAGGGCGCACCTCGTTCCCCGACGCTACGACCCGCTCGTTCGCGGCCCTCGCGGGGCGAGGTTGCGCTACGTTCCGGCCGCCGCCATCTGCCCGCTCTGCCTGTGGTGCCACGCCGACTTCGACCGCGGCAACCTCTCCCTGCTCGGGAAGCTTTTCGTGTCGGAACTGCGTTACGCCATTCGGGTGCTCGGCAAGCACAGGGCCAGAAGACGACTCGGGGGCCGGCGCCTTGGCTAACTCTTCGTGCTTGTGTGGGTGCGGCTCGGCGGTAGCACAACGCCGCCGTAAGGGAGAGGGGCAGCCGATGAGGTTCGGGAGCCTTTTCACCGGCCTCGGCGGCCTCGACCTCGGGCTGGAGCAGGCGGGCATGCAGTGCGCTTGGCAGGTGGAGGTCAACCCTTACTGCCGACGCGTGCTCGAAAAGCACTGGCCGAGCGTGTTCCGCCGCGCCGACGTGAAGGAGGTCGATGGACGAGAACTCGCCCCCGTTGACGTTGTGGCCGGAGGATTCCCCTGCCAACCCGTCAGCCACGCGGGCAAGGGGCTCGGGGAGGAGGACCCCCGCTGGCTCTGGCCCGAGTTCGAGCGCATCCTCGGCGTGGTACGACCCCGCTACGTCGTCGTGGAGAACGTACCAGGGTTGCTTAGGCGGGGGATGGGACGGGTTCTCGGGGGCCTTTCCGCCCTCGGGTACGATGCGGAGTGGGAGACTGTTCCCGCGGCGTCCTTTGGTGCCCCGCACCTCAGATATAGGGTCGTTGTGGTTGCCCACGCCCACGGCGAGCGAGGGCGGCTCGAACAGGTCCTCGTCCCCGGACGCGGCGCGGCGCCCCACGCTCTCGCAGATGGCCAGAGAGGACAGCTTTCCCACCCCCACGAGCAGCATGGCGACCGTCGGCGACATGGAGCAGGCGCGGTTCGCGGGCGACGACCCGAATCGACCGTCTTACGCGGAGGCGAAGGCCTCGTGGCCGACGCCGACCGCGTCGGACTCGGGGAGGGGAAGCGGCACCTTCAAGCGGGGGAACCCGACGCTCACGGGCGCGGTCCGCAAGTACCCGACGCCGACCGTCATGGGCAACCACAACCGCAAGGGGCTCTCCGAGAAGAGCGCGGACGGGCTCGCGACGGTGGTCAAGGAGATGGAGCGGTCGCGGTGGGAGTCGCCCACCGCGACCGACTGGAAGAACCGCGAATCCTCCGATCGGCATTCGGTCTTGCAGAAGGAGGTCGGTGGGCAGCTGAACCCCCGGTGGGTCGAGTGGTTGATGGGTTTCCCGGTCGGGTGGAGCAGCTTAAAGGACTAGGCAACGCGGTGGTCCCCGCGATGGGCCGCTGGGCCGGCTTATGCATCCTGGCCCACGCGGAGGGGAGGGCGTCGTGAAGGCCCCGGAGCGCAAGAAGCCGCGTGGTGTCTGCTCGGGCGGGCGCGAGGTCTGCCCCGCCTGCATGGGCTTCTCGGGACGGACTTTCGGCCCCGAGTGCGGGCTGTGCCGCTCCAAGGGGTCGCTGTTGGTGCTGGTGATCCGGCCCGAGAGGAAGCGGCCGTGAAGCGCACTCCGATAGCCAGGAAGACGCCGATGAAGCGGGGCAAGGGCCCGAGGCGTTCGCCGACGAAGCCGAGCCAGCCGAAGAGGGAGTGGCCGAACGGGAAGCGCGGACCCTGCCTCGTCTGCGGCGACCCGGAGACGCAGCTCGCCCACACGGTGGGGCGCGCCTACCAGGACGACAAGGCGACGAAGCGCCGGAAGGTCGTCCCCGCCGACGCGGTGGTCAACCTCTGCCGCAAGCACCACGCGCTCTACGACGCCCGCCGCCTGTCGCTGCTCGGCCTGCTGACGTTCGCCGAGCTTCGCAACGCAGTCCGGGCGTGTCGGAAGTGGGGCATCGACGCGAGACGGCGGCTCGGGGGAGGTCGGTCGTGAGCCGCCCCGATCTGGTGATCCGCTGTGCCCACGACGACATCCACGGCCACGAGCCCATACGCGGGTGCTTGCGCTGCGGCCTAGAGCAACCCTATTCGGAGCACGGCCACGTCTGCTGCTGGTCGTGCGGCTGGTGCGAGTTCGGGGTGCTCGACAGCATGGGGTGTCCCGAATGCGAAAGGAGGGCCTCTTGAGCAAGACGAGGAGCACCATGAGCCCGGGCGTCGGCAACGCCTGCCCGCGCTGCACGCGGGTCTTCGACACGCCTCGCGGCGTCGCCATACACCTCAGGCGCTCCCACGGCGTCGAGCCAGAGCACGGGACGACGACGGCCTACCGCCAGGGGTGCCGCTGCGAAGCGTGCAGGGAGGGGGCCCGAGAACAGGAGAGGCGCTACGCGCGCCCGGCGAAGCACGGCTCGGCCGTCAGGGCCATAGACGGAGGCACCGAGACCTTGAAGGCGTGTCTTCTGGCCTTCGGGGTGCGGCCGGAGAAGCTCGCCGAGGCCCTAAAGGAGCGCGGCGTCGAGGACCTGCACTGGCCGTTGTGGCTCGCGTCCGGGGAGCTCAGGAAGCATTGCCGCTGCGAGGCTCCGCGAGAGATCGCCGAAGAGATGCGGGAGGCGTCGTGAGCCGCAGGGGAGGCGACCGGGTCGCGGTCTTCGCGCTGGCGGCCCTGGAGGAGCGCGGGAGGCGCGAGGGCAGGGAGGGGCGCCCGTTCTCGCCCCCTCCGATGAGGGCGAGCCAAGCCCAGCACGCGGCGTACCGCCTCAGTTTTCACGCCGGCATGGACGAGAGAAAGGCGGGGGTCCGGTGACCAAAAGGCGTAGCGGGCGCGAGCTTAGGCCGGAGGAGGACGGCAACCTCGCGGTGGCGCTCTTGCTCGCGCCGATGCTCGGGGCGCTCCTCATGGCGCTGTGGAACGCTGGCGCAGGCGATTGGAGCGAGGCATCCGCGTGGGGGATCGCGGTGGTGTTCTTGTGCAGGTGGCTGGACGAAAAGGAGAAGAAGCATGGCTAGCGAGCTCGCGGTCATAGAGGGCGGCGGCGCCCCGGCGAGGGGCACGGTGAACCTCATAGAGGTGGCGAAGCAGGCGGAGGCGGCGAAGAGTCTGGGGGCGACGCAGATCAAGAGCGGGCTTTTGCCGCAGTCCATCACGAAGCCCGAGCAGGCGATGGCGATACTCCTCACGGCGCGCGAGCTCGGCCTCCAGCCGATGTTCGCCCTCAAGAACATCACGGTCATACAGGGCACGCCCGCGCCCTCCGAGCAGGCGCTCGGGGTCCTGGTGAGGCGCGCGGGCCACAAGATGCGCGTCGTCGAGTCCACGAACGAAAGCTGCACCGTCGAGGGGGTGCGCGCCGACGACCCGCGCCACCCCCAGCGCGTCACGTTCACCGTCGAGGACGCCAGAAGGGCGGGGCTCCTCGGCAAGAGCTCGTGGAAGAACTACACGCGTGCGATGCTCAGGGCCCGCGCCAAAACCGAGCTGGGCCGGAGCATGTTCGAGGACGCCTTGGCCGGACTCGCGTACTCGGTCGAGGAGTTGGGCGCGGAGGTGAACGAGGACGGCGAACTCCTCTCGATGCCGGAGTCGCGTAACCCCGAGCCGGACGGCCGCGAAGCGCACACTCAGCAGGAGGAAGACGGGGGGCCGGTCGAGGACGCAGAGGTCGTCGAGGAGGGGCCGGCCTCCGAGAGGCAGTCCGGCTACCTCAAGGGCCTGATGCGCGACCTCAAGGTCAACCGCGAGAAGATCGAGGAGCGCCACGGACCCGTAGAGGAGTGGCCCGCGAGCAAGGTGAGCTCGTGGATCGAGAGCCTCCAGGAGCGCAAGCGCGTTAAGGAGGAGGCGCCCGCCGTCGAGGAGACGAGCGCGGACGACGAGGAGGCCGTCCCCGACTTCGGCGACATGAAGGGGGCCGCGCAGGACGTCCCGAAGGCGGTGAGGCCCGCGAGGAAGAGCCAGAAGGACCTCGTCCGCCAGCTCGCCAAGGACCTCGCGGGCGTCGAGGACGGGTCGGAGCGTTTGGAGGAGCGGCGCGGGATCTCGATCGACGAGCTCTCCTTCGACGAGGCGAACGAGCTCATAGACGAGCTGAGCCCGGAGGACGGGTAGGGTGATCGGTCCGGTCCTGAAGTATCCGGGTGCGAAGTGGCGCCTCGCCGACTGGATCATCGCCCACATGCCCCGCCACGAGGTCTACGTCGAGCCCTTCTTCGGCTCCGGCGCGGTCTTCTTCCGCAAGGACCCGTGCCGCCTGGAGACGATCAACGACGCCTACGGCGACGTCGTCAACCTCTTCCGCGTGCTGCGCGACTCGCCCGACGAGCTCGCCCGCCTCGTGGAGCTGACGCCGTGGTCGAGGGAGGAGTACGAGCTCTCGTACGACCGCGAGGAATCCCTCGGGCCCGTCGAGAGGGCGCGCCGTTTCCTGGTGAGGACCTGGCAGGGGCACGGCTCCGCGGCGGACCAGTACAAGAACGGCTGGCGCGTCGTGAGGGCGAGCGAGAAGGCGCCGACGCACGTCCCCTACAGGCAGTGGCGCGACAACCTCCCGCCGAGGATCGCCGCCGCGGCGGCGCGGCTCAAGGGGGCGCAGATCGAGTCCCGCCCCGCCGTCGAGGTGATCGGGGGCTTCCGGCGCCCGGAGGTCCTCGTCTACGCCGACCCGCCCTACGTGTCCTCGACGATGGAGCGGCGCAAAGGGCGCAAGGTCTACGAGCACGAGATGACCGACGAGGAGCACGAGGAGCTGCTGGCGGTGCTGGCCGAGCACCCGGGGTCGGTGCTGCTGTCGGGATACGACCACCCAATCTACCGGCGCATGGAGGGCGAGCACGACTGGGTTCGCGCGTCCAAGCGGGCGCTGGCCGAGAAGGGGCAGGTGAGGACCGAGGTCCTGTGGATCAACCCGGTCGCCGCGAAGGCATTGGGAGGGAGGCTGTTTTGAGCGGCGAGAGGCCGGTATTGAGGGCCGTCGAGGAGACGCCCGACACGAAGCTCCCAGATAGGCGCAGGGACGCCCTGAAGGCGCTGGTGCGTTACGTCGAGGAGGGCTCGGATCAGCACGAGCTCATGTACCTCGCGGGCGCGTTCGAGGACGCCGCGCGGAGGAAGGCGGGCCGGTCGTGAGCGTGCAGCAGATGTCGCTCGTGTGGGGCCTGGACCTGCCCCCGAACCAGAAGCTCGTGCTCCTCGCCTACGCCGACCACGCCGACGACGACGGCGAGCACGTCTACCCGTCGCTCGGGCGCGTGGCCCTTAAGACCGGCTACAGCCGCGACCAGGTCAGGCGCGTAACCCGCGAGCTCGAGGACGGCGACCTCATGGAGCCCGTAGAGCAGAAGGACCCCGACAACAACAGGCCGAGGAGGTGGCGCCTGACCCTCGGAGGGGTAGCAAATTGCCCCCCTCCGAGGGCCGAAGGGGGGTGGCAATATGCAACGGGGGGGTGGCAAACAGCCCTCCCCCCCAGGGGCAAATGACCCCCCCGGGGCAGGGGCGCCGGTGCCACCCGAACCGTCAGGAGTAACCGTCAGTGAACCGTCAGGGAGCGCGCGCGAGGAGAACCAAGGGCCGAAGCTCTCCTGCCTCGACGAGGAAACGCGCCTCACCGTCGAGGCCCTCCTCTCGGTGAAGGGCTGGGACAAGCCCGAGGCGAAGACGCTCGAGCTCGTCGCCGACGTGCGGAGGACCTACCCCGGCGTCGACGCCTTGGCGACCGCGACCTCGCTCGCGTTCAAGGTGAGGACCGGCGCGGCAGGGCCTTACAAGAAGCCGAGCCGCACCTTCGCTAACTGGGCGGCGTCCGACGCCGCCAGGGCCGCCGAGCGGGACGGCGACGAACGGCCCCGTGCCCGCGGCAGGAAGAGGGTGCTGTGACGGGGCGAGTCTCGGCGGCGGGGGAGCCCGCCTTCGACCTGGACGCAGAGCGGGCCGTCCTCGGGGCGTGCCTCGTGAGCAACGCCGCCCTCTCGCGCCTCGTCGGGGAGCTCGAGGCCGAGGACTTCTGGCGGGAGGGCCATCGGGTCTTGTGGGAGGCGATCCGCGCCGCCGCCCGCGAGCACGACGAGATCGACCACCTCCTCGTCGCCGAGAAGCTGCCGAAGGGCAAGGACTACCGCGGCGCCCTGTTCTCCCTCATCGAGAGCGTCCCGACCGCCGTCAACGCCTTCCGCTACGCCGAGATCGTCCTCTCCGCGAGCCGCGCGAGGCGGGCGCTGGCGGCGGCGGACAGGCTGAAGGAGGCGTGCCTCTCCGGGGAGCCGGAGACGTACGAGAGCGCCCCCGAGAGGGCGATGGCCGAGCTCGAGGGCGTCGTGAGGCGCGACCCGAAGGGCGGGGCGAGGGCCATAGCGGAGGGCGTCGACGACTTGGTCGCTTGGCTCGACGAGGCGCGCGAGCACGGCGGCGTCACGGGCCTGAGGACCGGCATCCCGAAGCTCGATCGGGCGGTGAAGGGCCTGAACCCCGGCAGGCTCTACCTCGTCGCCGGCCGCCCCGGCGCCGGGAAGTCGCTCCTCTGCGCGCAGATCGCGGCGACGGTCGCGAGGCAGGGCAAGAGGGTCCTGCTCCAGAGCCCCGAGATGGGGCTCGAGGATTACTTGAGGAGGCTCGCCACCGCCTCGGCCGGGGTCTCGGGCGAGCGGGTGGAGGAGGGGAAGATCACGCACGAGGAGGCGAAGCGCATCGTCCGGGAGGCGACGAAGCTCGCCGGGTGCGCCCTCTACGTCGACGACCGGGGGACGCAGACCGTCGCCGACGTGAGGCGCAACGTCTTGAGGTACGAGCCCGACCTCCTCGTCGTCGACTACCTCCAGAGGCTCATGCCCGAGCCCGAGGCGAGGGAGGCGTCGAGCTACGAGCAGGTCTCGAGGATCTCCTTCGACCTCGACCGGATCAAGAAGGACTTCGGCATACCCGTCGTCGCGGCGGCGCAACTCTCCCGCGCCAACGAGCAGCGCGGCGGCAAGCATAAGCGGCCGATCCTCTCCGATCTGAGGGCGAGCGGGCAAATCGAGCAGGACGCCGACGTCGTCGCCATGCTGTTCCGGACGAGCCACTACGAGGACGCCCCCGAGGACGAGCTCGAGATCGCGCTCGAGAAGAACCGCCACGGCTCCCTGTTCGAGGCCACGCTCTACCTCGACGCGGGCCTCTGGATCTCCGACGGCAGGAGGTTCTCGGCGTGAGCCCGATCGGCTACGGTAGGCCGCCGGGTCGGCGCCCCAAGACCGACGGCCGCGTCGAGGGCTGGTACGGTCGCCGCGCCGCCCGCCACTTCGCCGACCCGGTGAGCGTGGCCTTCGTCGACCTGCTCGCCCGTCGGGCCCGCGCCGGGGACCGCGAAGCGCTCGAGGAGCTCGCCGGCCACCTCGGCGGGATAGCGGAGGCCCTGGCCGCCAAGCACGCGGGCGCCGCGATGGTCAGGGGGGTGGAGCGCGACGACGCGAGGCAGGAGGCGATGGCGGCGATGCTCGCGGGCCTCGGGACGTGGCGGCCGGAGAAGTCCTCGTTCCGCTCCTACGCCTTCTCCTGCGCCCGCTTCGCCGTCCTCGACCTCCTCAACGCGTCTTACGCGGCGCACGTGCCGAGGGGCCTCGCCTACGGCTCGCCCGGCACCCCCGCCAAAGACGCCGGGCGCCTTCGCCCCTACGCCAGGGCGCAGCTCGAGGCCGCGACGTCCGCCGCGTCGAGCCTCCAATCCATGCGCTCCGCGGACGGGCCCGAAGGCGGCGGTCGCTACGAGGGGTGGGTGGTGTCGAGCGAAAAGGGCTACGAGGAGGCGCTCGGGTCGCTCGCCCTGCGCCAGATCCTCGGCAAGGCCTGGTACATGCTCACCGCCCGCGAGCGGCAGGCCGTCGTCGCGCGGTTCGGCCTCGGCGAGGGGGCCGAGGAGAAGAAGCTCGTCGAGGTCGCCGAGGAGATGGGCCTCTCCAACGAGCGCGCCCGCCAGTGCGTCCTCTCGGGCCTCAAAAAGCTCAGGAGGGTCGCGTGAGCGAGGCGAGGAGGCTCTTCGAGCACCAACAACGGCAGTCGAGCCCGACGCGGGCCGCCGGACGGCTCAGGCTCGCAGAGGAGCCCGCGAACGCCCCGAAGCCCGACGCGACGACGGTGCGGCTGGTGCGGGACGGCTGGGACTACCAGATCCGCTGCGGGAAGCTGATCTACAGGCACGAGGAGGTCTTCGGAGGGGCTTGGTACGGCGCGGAGATGGCGATGCGGATCAACGACGAGAGGAAGGGGAGCAGATGAGCTTCAGGCTGGCGAGGAAGGCGCAGGAGGTCGCGGACCGGCTGATCGGCGAACACCACGGACACCTCCAGGGAGTCACGGTTACGGCGGTGTTCGTCGACAAGGTGCCGACGTCGAAGGGGCGGCAGGTCTGGGCGAGGGCGAAGAAGATCGGGGGGCTGAACGCCTTTTTGATCTTCGCCGAGTCGGTCCGGCGCTTCGCCAGCCCGACCGAGGCCCACGAGTACGGCGACCAGCCGCACGACCTCTTCGTCCTGGAGGTCGCCGAGGACGCGTGGAGCAAGCTGACGGAGGAGGGCAGGGAGGCGCTGATCGACGAGGCTTTGTGCTCCTGCGAGATCGAGTGGGACGAGGAGGGCAACACGAAGCTGGCGGTGGTCGGGCCGGACGTCTCGGGCTTTCGCGACGTGGTGAAGAGGCACGGGCTCTGGCGCGAGGACCTGGAGGAGTTCGTGAGGGCCGGGGTCGAGCAGCTCTCCCTCGACGCGGTCGACGAGGCCGGGGGCGTCCAGGAGGAGGGCGGCGGCGAGGATGCGCTAGACCGCGCTACGCCGGACGGGGGTGGGGTCAGGGCCACCCTGGAGCACAACGGCCGGGTCGTCGACGTGCACACCGGCGAGGTGCTGGCCGGCGGGAGGTCCTCGTGAGGCTGGACGACGCGCAGTTGCGGGGAACCCCTCTGCCGATGTCGCGCGGAGAGCGGGGCGTGGTGATGTGCACGATATCCGAGGTCGAGTACGCGGGAGGGAGCGGAGCTTGATACGAAAGATGGACAAGCGCGGTTGGTACTGGACGCCCTACACCGAGCGGTTCGACCACGGCGGCTGGGTGTTTTTCGACTGGCGGGAGCCGTGGGCCACGGCGCGTTGGCTCTTCCGCTTCTGGCGGGGGGCGCCGGGGGCGAGCTGGTACAACCCGTCGCGTCGGCGCCACGGTCCCATCCGTTACGTCCTCTTCTGCGCCTGGGATGCGGCCGCGCGCACCGGGCGCCAGACGCGCAAGGACTACCGCCTCTGGCGCATGGTGTACGGACCCCGCCGGGCGGCGTACAAGATCCTACCCGAGATAGGAGTCTTGGCGCGGCTGGAGTCACGCATGTTCTGGCGGCGCGTGAGGCGGGGCTCGTGGTGGGGATAGCGCGGGACGTGAGCGAGACCGAGCAGAGGGCCGTCGAGGCCTCCGACTTCCGGGCCGCGCGGCGCGTTTGGCACGAGGAGATGATCAGCGGCCCCGACCCCTACGCCGACCCGGCGAGGTGGCTGGGCTGCACCGACGCGGAGGACGACGAGAGGAGAGCCCGATGATCCCGGTTGCTCAGACCAGGTCCGGGGGGCCGGACGCCCCCCGAGAGGAAGCCGGCAACTGCTACGCCGCTTGCGTGGCGTCGATCCTGGAGCTCGCGCTCGAGGACGTTCCGGACGTTGCGCCCAACGACAACGGCGAGGACGGATGGAACGAGGCGTGGGGGGGGTGGTTCCGCGAGCGGGGGCTTACCACCTACAACCTCGTCCGCGGCGAGGGTGACGACAGGCCGTTTGAGGGTTACACGATCGGGACCGTCCCCAGCAGGAACGGGCCCTACGAGCACGCGGTGGTCTGCCGGGACGGGGAGGTCGTGTGGGACCCCAACCCCGCCAACGCCGAGAAGCCCTACGACTCGTCGGAGGCGACGTCCTGGGAGGTCTTCGCGCTCTTGGACGCGTCGGAACTGGTGAAGCGAAGGGGTAGATGAGCGTGCCTAACGTGAGGAGGTGGGAGCGCTTCTGGGAGCGCGACGCGCGCCTCGCGGAGATCCGCGAGCGGTTGCGCGAATACCCCGAGGACGACGTGGAGTTCGTGGACGGACGCGTCGTCGGGTTCGTGGTCGAGGGGTTCAGGGAGGACGTCGTCTACCTGTTCGGCCAATACGAGGGGCTGGTGGCGGAGCAGGGCGCGATGCTGGAGGCCCTGAACGCCGTCCACGCGGCGCTCCAGGACGAGGACCTCGGGGTCTACCTAGGCGGACGGTTCCCGGGGCTCTACGCCGCCGTGGTGGGCGGTCAGCACGCCTCCGCGCGGGCCGAGGAGCTCCTGCGCGAGCTTTCCACGCTCGATGCCTGGAAGGGAGCGATCGAGATCGCCCAGACGTCCGGGGACGCCACGCCGGAGGAGCGCATCGCCTTCGCCATGGAACGGTGGCGGGAAGCGGAGGAGAAGGCCGAGCGCTACCTGGTGAAGGCGGCGCGTTACCGGATGTGGCACCGCATGGCGCAGATCCTCCTGGAGATCAGGGACAGGATCGACGCGGCGTTTCCCCGCAACGACGAAGGGAGCAAGGGTTGAGCGACGAGAAGCAGGCTTTCGAGGGCTGGGCGATCCTGGAGCTGTTCGGCCACAGGCGGCTCGGCGGCTACGTCTCCGAGCAGGAGCTCGCGGGGACGGCCTTCGTGCGCATCGACGTGCCGGACGCCGAGGGCGAGGCTGACGACCGGATCGCCACCCAGCTCTACAACACCTCGGCCGTCTACGCCCTGACCCCGACCACCGAGGAGGTGGCCCGGGCCGTGGCGGCGTACAACAAGCCCGCCCCCGTGCAGCGCTGGGAGCTGCCGGCGCCGAGGGAGCCGGAGCGCCGAAGCGAGTACGAGGGGGAGTCGTTCGAGGAAGAGCCGTTCGACAGGGAAGAGGGTTCGTGGTAGCCGGCGGGGATCCCGTTTCGCCCGTGCTGCGCTTCGGCCGCGAGGGGGCCGAGGGCGAGCTCGCCGTGGACGTGGACCGGCTGGTGTCGAGCCGCCTCCTCATCCAAGCGGAGTCGGGCGGCGGCAAGTCGTGGATGATCCGCTACCTCCTCGAGGAGACCCACGGCCGCCTCCCGCACGTCCTCTTCGACGTGGAGGGCGAGTTCGCCTCCCTGCGCGAGCGCTACCCGTACGTCTTGGTGAGCGCCACGGAGGGCGAGGGGGACCTCCCCGCCCGCCCGGGCACGGCGAAGGCCCTGTGCCGGAGGCTCTCCGAGCTCGGGGCGTCCGCGATCCTGGACCTCTTCGACCTCGACGAGGACGACCAGCAGCGCTTCGTGAGACTATTCCTCGAGGAGCTTTTGAGCCTGCCGCGCTCGATGTGGGGCCCGCGCCTCGTGGTGGTGGACGAGGCCGAGCGCCTGGCGCCAGAGCGGAGCGCCTCGGGCGCGAGCGCGGCGATCAACTCGCTGGTGAAGAGGGGGAGGAAGAGGGGCCTCGGCGCCGTCCTCGCCGTGCAGCGCCTCTCCGACCTGGACAAGGGGGCCGCCGGGGGCCTGCAGAACAAGCTCATCGGCCTGACCACGCTCGACACGGACGTCCGGCGCGCCGGGGACGCCCTCGGGTTCGACCGCTCCGGCCGCGCCGCCCTGCAGGAGCTGCCCCCGGGCCACTTCTTCGCCTTCGGGCCGGCGATCCCGGCCAAGGGCGTCGTGCTGGTCCGAAGCGGCGACGTCTCGACCACGCACGGCGAGGGGAGGACGGTCCGGCGCTCCCGCCGCCCCCGCCCCGAGGCGCTCGCCGAGGTCCTCCAGAAGCTCGCCGCCTCGCTCCCCGAGGAGGAGCCGGACGACGCCGGCGCCGAACGCCCCGCGTCGACGGACGCCGAGGTCGAGCGCCTGAGGCGGGAGCTCGCGAGCGCGGAGGCGGCCGCCGGGTACGCCGGCGACAGGTCCCGGTGGTTCGAGGAGGAGAACGGGCGGTTGCGCGCCGCGATGGAAGAGGCCCGGGGATACGCGGACGAGCTCGTGGCCCGCCTGGGGGTCCCGGAGAAGCCGGCCGGCGCCCCCGAGCGCGCCGAGCCCGCGGAGGACGCCGCCCCGCCCGCCCCGGAGCCCGAGTCCCGCGCCGAGGGGGCCCTGCCGCCGGCGCGCCGGCGAATCCTCAAGGCGCTCAAGGACCTGGAGGACCTCGGGGTGCGCTCCCTGCCGCGGAACAACCTCGCGGTGTTCGCCGGCCAGGGCCCCAGGTCCTCGGCGTTCCGAGACCACCTGGCCGCGCTCAACGCCGCCGGCTTGATCACCTACCCCTCCGGAGGGGTGGTGGCCCTGACGGCGAGCGGGAGGGCAGAGGCTCCCCGCGACGGCCGCGCGGCGCCGCGCACCGTGGGGGACCTGCACCGCGCCTGGTACGCGCACCTGCAGGACGCCTCCGCCCGGATCGTCGCCGCGCTCGTCGAGCGCCACCCGAACAGCCTCTCGCGCGAGGAGCTGGCCCACGCCGCCGGGCAGAGCGACCGCTCCTCGGCCTTCCGCGACCGGCTCGCCGAGCTCCGTGCGCTCGGGCTGGTCGAGTACCCGAGGCCGGGGCGCGCGAAGGCCTCCGTCCTGCTGTTTCCCGAGGGGCTGCGGTGAGGGAGAAGAACAGGGCGACGATCAAGGAGGTCCAGGCCGACTACAAGCACAGCCTCGTGCGGGGCCTCCTCTTCGACCTGAAGGCGGCGAAGCTGCCCGAGCCCGTCACGGAGTTCGTCTTCATGGAGGACCGGGACTTCAGGTTCGACGCCGCCTACCCCGACGAGAAGATCGCGATCGAGGTGGAGGGCGGCACGGGCCACGGGGGCGGGAAGAGCCGCCACACGACGCCCGAGGGCTTCAGGAGGGACTGCGAAAAGTACAACCTCGCGCAGAGCATGGGCTGGAACGTCCAACGCTTCCCTCCGAGCATGCTACGGGACGGCACCGCCGTGGCGATGGTGCGCAGGGCGTTGGAGGCAAGAAGGAAGGAGAAGGCGGCGTGAAGGCCATAGTGAAGGGCAAGCTGTACGACACGGAGACGGCGGAGCTGATCCACCGGCACGAGCACTGGCTGCCGGAGTACCGCGACCAGCGGGGCGGCGTCCAGCAGGTGGAGGGCAATTACGCCCAGACGCTGTACCTCTCCCCCAACGGCACCTTCTTCTACGTTTACGAGCGCCCGACCGGCAACGACTTGCACGTCCTAGACGAGACGGACTTGCTCTACGGCCGCCGCAGTTGGCTCGGGGACGAAAAGATGGACGACGTGGACAGGGCGATCTGTTGGCTGGAGAAGCACCACGGCTCAGAGGTCATCTTGCAGCGGTGGCCGGAGAGGGTGTGGGCCGGATGAGCGAGTTCCACATGCAGGAGTTGACCGTCGTGGGGCCGCGGAGGCCCGCTCCCCGCCTGCTCCGTCCCTTCGTCGAGCGTTTCGGCAAAGAGGTCTCGGTGTCCAACGTGTTCCGCTTCGACGGCGGTTTGTGGACGGCCCACAAGCTGCAGATGTTGGTGTGGTGGTGCTGGAGCGTGAGGAGGCCCGCCAAGTGACGTCCCCGAAGGGAAAACGCGACGAGCTCGCGGAGCACCTGGCGGCCGTGTTCCGGGAGCGTTACCGCGAGCTGGTCGAGGAGAAGGGCCACGACGAGGCGTACCGGGAGGCCCTGGACGCGATGCAGCGGACGATGGAAGAGAACCTGAAGGAAGGGGACCGCTGACGTGAGCGAGAACGGCGGCAGGAAGGTCGAGAAGAAGCCGGTCGACGCGGGCGCTGCCTGGCGCGGACTCATCTCGCTGGGGATGGTGTGCACCACCGTCGTCGCGATCGTGTGGATCGTGTGGGGATGAGCAGGGAGCGCGAACTCGAGCGCCTCGACCGCCGGATAGAGGCGGCGAAGGAGGCCGTAGACGTCGCCTACGCTAGCCCCGTACCGGACGCGAGGAAGGACGCCCTGTTCGACCGCTTGGAAGCCCTGCAGTTCACCAGGGCGATCGTGAGGCGTCGCTGGTCCGAGGACACGGCCGTGGAACAAATGCTCGGTCCATTCAGGGTGCTGTGGGCGAGGCTCTGCAAGGAAGTGGTCGAGCTCGCCGGGCGGTTGCTCCCGGGCCTCCGGAGCTTGGAGGAAGAGATCGGGAGGTCGCGTCCGGCGTTCTGGCGGGCCGTGGTCCCGTCTTGCGCGAGAGCACTCGTGGGGGCGCAGGTCGTCGGCGTGAACGGGAGGCCGATCTGGGGCTACAGGAGAAAGACGGGGAGACGACGTGCTTAGCAACCTGATCACGAACGCGGGCCACAAGGTGGCCTCGTGGGGGTACAGGATCATGTTCCTCGCCGAGCCGGTCGGGCGCTTCGAGGCGTGGCTGAAGGCTCGCAACCTCGACGTGTGGGAGCTCGGCAACGAGCGCGAGCGCATCGACAACCTGCTCAGCATCAACCGCGAGTCGGAGGTATTCCGCAACCGAGAAGTGGACCGGCTCGCGGCGATGTACTGGAAGGCGACGGGCAGGTGGCCGAAGGGGCACCCGCAAACGTCGCACGTCGGCTACGTGTACCCCAGCGTCGAGATCGCCCGGGAACAGGGGCTGCCGGAGGGCGCGAGGGGCATGCGCGTCCACGGCAACGTCCGGCTCGGAGGGGCGGACCTGGCGCCTCCCCCGAAGGCCACGCTCGTGCCCTACAACCGTTACGGGGAGCGCATAGATCTCTCCGAGGTCGAGGGGAAGGAGAGCGGTGGGGCTTAGGGAGCACAACGGGCCGCGTCTCAGGTGGTGGCTGGACGCGGACTACCCGAACCGCATACAGGGACGCATAGACCCCGAGACGCCGATGGACAAGACCAAGCGCGGGGGCAACGTCCTGCTGAACGCCCGCTCGCAGGACCGCATCGACGCGTACTACGAGGCGCGGCGCCTGAAGGGCCGGGCCTCCGACGAGCAGCGCCGCCGCGCGCTGACCGACGACTACCTTCTGGGGCTGTGGCTGGAGTGGCTCCCAGAGCAGCACCCCCTGCGCGCATCGGCGGCCCGCCAGGTCCTCCTCTCGGAGAACGCCGCCGGCGGCATGGTGGAGCTGGAGCGCCTGGAGAAGCTCGTGAAGGACTCCGCCGACAAGAAGAAGATGAAGAAGCTCTTGCGCGAGCCCGTCGACCTCGTCTCCGTGCGCCAGGTCTGCGAGCTCGCCCGCGACGCCTTCGAGAAGGTCCTCGAGCAGACGGTCTCCGACGAGTTCATGCTGGAGGTCGACGAGGACATACGCGCTTCCAACAGGCTGGAGGCCCACCACCAGGACCGCACGGAAGAGGCCCGCAACCGCGACGGGGAGATCAGGGAGCGCTTCGCCGTCCTCAGGGGCGCTTATCACTCCCAGCCCGCCGCCGTCCGTCAGCTCGCCGCCGAGTTCAAGCGCGACCGCGAGACCGTCCGGGCGGCCCTCAGGAAGAGCGCCCTTTGGGGGGTGAGGTTCCCGTGGGAGATGCTCGTGGACGACGCCGACCGTAGGGCGACTTGACAAACGCAGATGGACCCGGCTAGTATTCGCTACGTTCGAATGCTGCGCCCGGAAGCCGGGACGCGGCCAGAAGAGGAAAACGGCGTCTCCGAGAAGGCGGTGTTGGTAGCACCCCGGACCCGGCAACCAGAATCGAGGTCTGGATGCGGCGGAAGTATATCAAGGGGCGTCGTTGCGTCGCCTGCTCAAAGCTCAAACCACTCTCTTGCTTCAAGACCTTCGCTCGAAAGATCGGCGAGGCCGCGCGGCCGCCTGTCTGTAGCGCATGCGAGCCGACGGTCGGTACGCCCACGGCCGAGCAATGGCGGGATCGGCTTCGTAAGCGGGGCTTGGTGCTCCCGCCGGAGCAAGCGGAGCGAAAGCGAGAGTACGAGCGCGAGCGGGCCAAGCGTCCGGACCAGAAAGCCCGAAAGAAGGAATGGGCAGACGCCCACCCGGAGTACGGGGAAGAGTACGGCAAGCGGTGGCGTGCGGCGAACCCCGATGCCGTCCACGGTTACAACCGGGCGTACAGGGCCCAGCAGGCGGCGGCCGAAGGTTCCCACACGGCCGAAGAGGTGGCGCAGATGTACCGCGACCAGGACGGGCTGTGCGCCTACTGCGAGGCGGAGTTGGAGGGCGTCTTCCACGTCGAGCACATGGTCCCGTTGAGTCGAAGCGGCGACGACGGCTGGTGGAATATCGCGCTGGCGTGTCCGCCGTGCAACCTTGGCAAGGGACGGAGGACCGCCGAAGAGTTCGTGAACGCCTGATCGAACTGGAAACGGCGGGGGGTGTTCCGGTATGCGAACGCCCGCCGCGGCCCTTGGGTGGTAGCTCAGTCGGTAGAGCAGCGGTCTCCAAAACCGCAGGTCGTGGGTTCGAGCCCTCTCACCCAGCATGGGGCATTGCCCCAGCCCAGGCCGGCGCGCGGCTAGACGCCCGGCGAAACCCCGGCAATGGGCTCCGGGCCCTCGGGCGGACGGGTTAAGTCCGCCGCCCTTTCCCGGGTCGGTCCGCGCCCCCTCCTTTCTCGCGGGCCGGCCCCTCACTGACCCCTAGCCTCCTCCGTGGCGGGGGGGCCGGAAGAGAGAGCCCCATCCGTTACCTGCCGACCCCGCGAGGGGTCTTCTTCGTGCTCGCAACCGTCCTGACGTGTGCGCTGATGCTTGCGCGCCCCGATCCCGCGGAGGCCGAGGCGTCAACGAGCTCCTGCTACGGCGCCGAGCTCGCGGGCTACGCCTACTGAGGAAGAAAGGAACAGGCATGGATGCACAGAAAGCCGATTTGTTGGCGGAGAAGCTGGTCGCGATGCGGGGCATCGCGACCATCGAGAAGTCGAGGGGTTACACCAGCGCACCGGACACGTACCGCATCGAGCATAGGGTAACCGTGCCGTTGGGCGGCGTGGTGGACGATGCGACCCGACGCCGCTACGAGACCGTGGCCGAAGAGATGGGCCTCTCGTTGGCGTACTCGGGCGACGGGCAGCACGGCGTGAAGGCCATCTTCTCGGGAGCGTAGGCCTCTCTAGCCGCTCAATCGAAGGCGAGAATGTCGCGCAGTGCTTCCGGCCGTGCGGTGATGCGTTTGTACTCCGACGTCCCGATGACCACCAGTTGCATGTCGGTCCGTAAGGCTAGTGCGTCGAGGATCGGCTGCCATCGCTCGTTCGCCCAGCCCTTGACCTCGATGTAGACGTCGCTATCCGGCAAGTAGAAGTCCGGTAGGTAGGTGCGCTCCCCGAGCACGATGCGGTGTCTCTCGTACTCGTGGGGGACGCCCAGCGAGAGCAGCGCGCGGGCTACCGTGGCTTCCCACGACGAACGCACCCATGCATCCAGGTGCGCGACGTACTCCCGCCGGCCGTGGCCGGGCGGCTTGCCGTGCATCGGATTGTTCTTGCCGCTCACGTCGTGGTGGTTCCGAGAGATTAGGGCGCGGGTCGCCTTGGACACCACGCGGCCCTTGTTGGCCTCGGAGAGTCCTCGGGGCTCTATGCCGTTGCGCTTGAGGACGTTGGCGACGCCGCCCCGCCCGTAGCCGAAGGGTTCTCCCGCCCGCTGTTTGCTCGCGCCGTTTCGGTACGCCTCGATGATCTTCGCTTCGATCTCCGGCGGCACTCGTTGGGAGAGGGATGGATTGTTCGCGAGGTTAGAGCAATGCTTGGAGCAGTAGCGCCCGAAGCCTTTTCTCAACGTGGACGGACGAACGTAATATTCGGCGGCGCATTGGTCGCAAGCTCTGTTGGGGCTCATTGCATCGCCCATTGTACAGCATCGAGCCACCTCATGGATGAAGGTTCACCTCATGGATGACCCCAGAAAGGACCGTCGTGCAGTGCAAGGCCAAGTCGAAGCGTAGCCAGGAGCGGTGCAAGAAAGACGCCGTCGTGGGGCGCGACGTCTGCCACATCCACGGCGGCAAGAGCGCGATCGGCGCCGGCTCCGGCACCTTCAAGGACGGCACCTCCTCCAAGTACGGGCGCGTGCTCGCCGGCGGGACGCTGGAGCTGTACGAGGCCAGGCGCAACGACGAGGCGCACTGGGAGCTCCGCGAGGAGGTCGCCCTGGTGGACGCGAGGATCGGGGACGTCCTCGGGCGCATGCGCCTCGGGGAGAGCGGGGCGGCGTGGTCGGAGCTCGTCGAGCTGTGGAAGCAGTTCGAGAGGACGCAGACGGAGAGGGACGCCTCGACGGCGGGCAGGTGCCTCCAGCAGATCGGCAGGATCGTCAAGGGCGGGGCCGAGGACCAGGCGGCCTGGGACGAGGTTGGCAGGCTGGTCGAGCAGCGCCGCAAGCTCGCCGAGTCCGAGCGCAAGCGCGTCGTCGAGATGCAGCAGATCGTGACGCAGCAGCAGGCGTTCGCGCTGGTGGGGGCGATCGTGGCGGTGGTGAGGGAACACGTACCGGAGAGGGAGAGGCTTGCTGCGATCAGCTCCGGAATCGCGCGACTTGTTCACCAGGATGTTTCTGGAGGCGGCGGAGGGGCTCTTGCCCCCGTCCGAGGCCGATGAGCAGAGCAGGACGCGCCTGGAGCAGGACTGGGCGAGGTGGATCAGGGCGATGTTCCCCGGCCACGTCTCCGACGAGCGCGGGGAGCCCGTGCCGTTCGCCCCGCACCAGACGAGGTTCTGGGACAGGGTGTGGGCGATCCGGCCCGGCGTCAAACCCCAGCCCTCGCTGTGGGGCTGGCCGCGGGGTCACGCGAAGTCGACGAGCATGGAGATGGCGTGCGCGGCGATCGGGGCGCGCAGGATCCGGCCCTACGTCCTGTACGTGTGCGGCCTGCAGGACCAGGCCAACGACCACGTCACCAACGTCAAGGACATGCTCGCCAACTCCGACGGCATCGCGAGGTACTACCCGGAGCTCTCTGCTCGGGCGGTCGGCAAGTACGGCCACTCGGAAGGCTGGAACCGCAACCGCCTCTCGACCGCCTCGGGCTTCACCGTGGACGCCATCGGGCTCGACACGGCGAGCGCCCGCGGCAAGAAGTTCAAGATCCACCGCCCCGGCCTGATCATCCTCGACGACCTCGACGACCAGGCGGACTCGCCGGCCGCCGTCGTGAAGAAGCTCCTGGCCCTCAAGAACAGGATCCTGCCCGCCGGCGCGGTGGACGTTGCCGTGATCGGGGGGCAGAACATGGTCCACCCCGGCTCGGTGTTCTCCCTCCTGTTCGGCCTCGGGCCGCCGAACACGGAGCCCGACTTCCTGGCCGACAGGGTGACGGACGGGCCGGTGCCCGCGGTGGAGGACCTCGAGTACGAGCCGGTCGCGCCGGGGGCGCCGGGCGGCTTCGAGGACCGCACGCGCTACGTGATAACGGGCGGGCGGGCCACGTGGCAGGGCATGGACCTCGCCGCCTGCCAGCGGATCGTCGACACCGAGGGGATAAGCGCCTTCCTCCAGGAGCGCCAGCACGAGGTGTCGGCCCCGCCCGGCGGCATGTACGACCACGTCGAGTTCCGGCGTTGCCGCTGGAACGAGGTGCCCTGGGCCGCCCTGGAGCGCGTCGTGGTCTGGGTGGACCCGGCCGTCACGGACACCAAGGCGTCCGACGCGCACGGCATCCAGGCCGACGGGCTGGCCTCCGACGGGACGATCTACCGCTTCTTCTCGTGGGAGGAGCGCACGAGCCCGAAGGACGTCCTCCGCCGCGCCATCCTCAAGGCGGTCGAGCTCGGGGCGGACACCGTCGGCGTGGAGACCGACCAGGGCGGCGACCTGTGGCGCACGGCCTACGACGAGGCTTGCCGCGAGCTCGTCGAGGAGGGCCGGGTGGCCGAGCGCGACCTCCCGGCGTTCCGCTCGGAGAAGGCCGGGGCGGGGCACGGCTCGAAGGCGCACAGGGGCGGTCTGATGCTGGTCGACTACGAGAGGGGGCGCTTCGTGCACGTCATCGGCACCCACGCGGTCCTCGAGCGGGCCCTCAAGCGGTTCCCGAAGACCAAGCCCCTCGACCTCGCCGACGCGGCGTACTGGGCGTGGCACGACCTCGACACCGGGAGCGCGGCTCCGGCGACCTCACACTCGGACTCCTCGTTCGGCTCGATGGAGAACGCCGGCTTCGGCTCCATTGGCGGGGGGTTCTAGGTGGGCGCTTCTCGCAACGGCACCGCTTCCGAGAACGGCAAGGCCAACGCCCCCGCGACCGGGGAGAAGGGCACCTCCTACGCGTGGGGCGACGAGGTCATAAGGATCGGGGACCTCCTCGGCAAGAAGCGCAAGCCCACCCCGGCCGAGCTCAAGACCATGTTCGGCCGGGACGGCTGGGCCGAAGCGATGCTCAGCGCCCTCACCTGGCCGATCCGGGCGCCGAAGTGGTCGGTGGTGGAGGCGGACGGGGACACGGGCGAGGCCGACCTCTGCCGGCGGATGCTCGACCCGATCATGCGCAGGATCGTCGCCGGGATGTGCCAGGCGATCGGCGAGGGCGTCGCCTACGCGGAGATCGTGTGGGACCTCGACGAGGACAACCTGCCCTACATCCGCGACGTCGCCTTCCGCCCCGTGGAGACCTGCACCCCCGAGCGCGACCGCAACAACCGCGTGGTCGGCTTCAAGCAGCGCGCATTCGCCGAGGGCCGGACCGTGAACGAGACGTTCCTGATCGAGAAGCGCAAGGCGTTCGTCTACGCCCACGACTCGACCGTCAACCCCACGACCGGGAAGAGCGCGTTCGACACCGCCTACCACTACTTCACCGTCAAGGGCAAGGTCTCGTTCTACCGCTACAAGAACCTCGAGCAGCACGGCGGCCCTTCGACCGTCGGCAAGACGAAGGCCACCGGCGAGAAGCGGACCGCCTTCGAGCAGGCCGCCAGGGACTCCAGGAGCGGCTCCACGGTGATCATCGACCCCGAGGACGAGCTGGCCCGCCTCGCCGTCTCCAACCCCGGCGTCACGTTCCGCCAGGCGATCACGGACCTGAACTTCGAGATGGCCGTCTCGACGCTCGTGCAGTGGCTCGCCTACGCCCAGGAGGGCAACTCGGGGTCCTACAACGCATCCGACGTCCAGTACCGCCTCCTGAACAACGTGACCGAGGGGCGCATCGCCGAGATGGAGGAGGCGGCGGGAGCGCTGCCCAAGGCGATCTGCGACGTCTACTACGGGCCGGGGGCGGCCGTCCCCACCGTCGAGTGCGAAGACATCGCCGAGGAGCCCAAGGAGCGCGTGAGGGGCGCGGCCGAGAAGCACTTAAGCAACCTGCCCCCCTGGTTCCGGGAGGCTCTGACGGAGGCGTACGCCAGGCAGATGGGCATCGAGAAGCCCGAAGGCGCCGACGAGGAGACCGAACAACCGAGAGCCGCCGATCGGGCGGAAGAAGAGGAGGACGCGGCGCCTTGAACGGACTCAGATTCGTGGAGAAGCTGGCGAACTCGCCGTGGTTGTGCGACCCCGGGCACGTCGAGTTCTTGCACTCGATCTTCCTGCGCTACCTCGACCGCGTCGCTTCCGGCGAGAAGCTCGACGTGCGGGCGGTGGAGCAGGCCGTGGGCCGCCCCCTGGACAACACCCGCACGGTGACCAACAAGGACGGCGTCGCTCGCATCCCCGTGGAGGGGACCATCGTCCGGCGCGCAAACCTCTTCACCGAGGTCTCCGGCGGCGTCTCCACGGAGACCATCGCCAAGGACTTCGTCGCCGCCTACAACGACGCGTCGGTGCATTCGATCCTGTTCGTCTTCGACACCCCCGGCGGCGAGGCCTACGGGATCAACGAGCTCGCCTCCCTGATCCGGGAGAAGCGGGACGAGGGCGCCAAGCGCATAGAGGCCTTCTGCGACGGCATGTGCGCGAGCGCGGGCTACTACCTCGCGTCCGCAACCGGGAGGATCACCGCGGAGACCACCGCTTCCGTCGGAAGCATCGGGACGGTGGTGCGGGTCTTCAACCCCCAGGCGGCCGGCAAGAGCCCGTACCTGGAGTTCGTCAACGCCCGCAGCCCCAACAAGCGACCCGACCCCAACACCGCGGCCGGGCGCTCGGCGATCCAGGAGTGGATTGACGACATGGGGGACCAGTTCATCCGGTTCGTCGCCGACGCGCGCGGAGTCTCGTTCGAGAAGGTCGAGCAGGACTTCGGGCAGGGCTTCGTCATGACCGGCAAACGGGCGCTGGCGGCCGGCATGGTGGACGCCTTGGGCTCCGAGGGCGAGGTGGTGGGCAGGCTGCAGGAAGGAGCAGGGGTCGCCGAGGGCGGTCGCGCCCTCCTGCCGGCCGCCTCGAGCCGGGCGCTGGCCGCGCGCCCAACGAAGATCGTCACCCACAACCCAGAGGAGGCAGCGACACGCATGAGCGAGAACGGCATCCAGACGGCCGCGGAAGGGCCGGAGCATACCGATGCTCCGGCCGGCGACGAGAGGCGCGAGACGGGCTTCATGGCCCACATGCGCAAGTTCTTCGTCGGCGAGGACCCCCCGGCTACGGAAAGCCGGGGGTCGGCGCAGCCAACCGCGTCCGCGCGAGCGGAGGACGAAGGGGCGGAAGCAAACGACGGAACGAGGGAGGACATGACCGAAACGACGCAGCAGACGAACGGGGGCGGGGCCGAGGCCGACGCCGGTAGCCCGAGCGCGGAGGAGGTCGAGTACCTGCGCGCCCAGGTGGAGGAGTACCGGGGGCAGCTGGCCGCTCTCGAGAGCGAGAAGGCGGAGCTGGTCCGCCGGCTGGCCGATAAGGAGGTCGAAGCCGAGATAGCCGCCGCGCACCTCCGGGGCGTGGAGCCCCGCCTGACCGCCTCGGCGAAGCCGGACCTCCTGGAGGCCGCGATGGAGCCAGAGAACGCGCCCGCGCAGGAGCGGGCCGCGAGGTGGCGCTCCACCCTCGACGCCTCCAAGGGCGCGGTGCGGTTCGGCGAGGAGGGCGTCGAGGAGGGCAGGGGCTTCGAGGGGATGACCGACCACGAGCGCGTCGAGGCGACGCTCGAGGCACGGGGCCTCGGTAAGGAGAGCTACGGGGCCGTGGCGAGCGAGCTCGCGGCCGCCGGCGAGATCAGGAAGGGGGCGTAAGCCGTGGCGTACAACACTCAGGGGATCTCCCGCAAGTCCGCGGAGTTCCGCGGGGCGGAAGGGTGCAAGGCGAAGAGGGTCCTCGTGTACGGGGACGCCGTGGGCGAGGCCAAGAACGCGCCCGGGGCGAACGCGGGCAACCTCTTCGGGGTCACGTTCGACTCCGCCGAGGACGGCAAGGCCGTCGCCCTCAGCCAGTACGGCTTCCCGGAGATCGAGATCTCCCAGCCCATCCCCGTCAACACCCGCGTCAACGTCGCCGCCGACGGCGGCAACCCGAACGACCGCGGCATGATCAAGCCGGTGAACGAGGCGGTCGGAACGGTCGTCAACCTCGTGGGCATCACCAAGAGCGCGGGGACCCGCAAGGGCCAGCGGGTCATGGTGGACTGCCGGCGCTTCGGCGAGCAGATAGTCGTCTAAGCGCCTCGGCGCCCGCCTCGGCGCTCGCCGAGCCGGGGCTCTCAAACCCAACCCCAGCAGAAAGGAGGGACGTGCCCACCTACAACGAGATACAGCCGGCCGACCCGATCCTCAGCAACATCGTCATCCAGCACAAGAACAACCAGGCGGTGAACCGCCAGCTCGCGCCCGTGATCCTGGTCGACGACCGCGAGGGGCAGTTCCCGAAGTGGGGCCTGGAGGCCTTCGACCTCGAAGAGGACACGCTGAGGGCGCCCCGCACCAAGGCGAACGCCGTGGACTTCGGGTACACGATGATGCCCTACGACATGGAGGAGCACGCCCTCGACTTCGAGTACGAGGAGAAGGAGCGCCAGAAGTACGAGCGCATGGGGGAGAGGATCGGCAACGCCGCGCTCTTCAACATGGAGCGCGACGGCGTGATCTCGACCTCCGACCGCCTGCAGCTGAGGCGCGAGAAGCGCGCCGGCGACAGGCTGCGCTCCAACGAGGTCCCGGGCGAGGTCCTGGGGGCGGCGGTGCGCTTCGACCAGGCCGGCACGGACATCCCGGCGTACGCGCGGTTCGCCCGAAACCAGATCAACCGCCGCTCGGGCATGATCATGAACACGGTCCTTCTGCCCTACGAGGTGGACGACATCGTCCTGTGGAGCCCTTCCGTGAAGGCGTTCCTCGGGGGCGACGAGCGCAAGTTCGTCGACATCGAACTGATCAAGCGCGTCTTCCGCGTCGAGAACGTGATCACCGCGTCAATGAAGTACAACATGGGCACCCACCAAGCCCCCGAGTTCGCCGACGTGTGGGGCAAAGACGTGGTCTTCGCCTACGTCAACCCCGCCGCGCCCGACCAGCGCACCAAGTACCAGCAGTCCCTCGCGTACACCTTCCAGTACGGCCGCACCAATAACGAGGCCGCCACCCCGGCGCCGGTGCAGGGGCAGGACCAGTCCATGCCGGTGACCGCCTGGTACGACCAGAACACCGAGACGCACATCCGCCGCGTCAAGTACGAGGAGAAGATCCGCATCGTGGACCCGGGTTGCGGCTACGTGTTCCGCGAGGCCATCTCCTAAAGCGCCGGCTTTCCCCGCCCACGCCCCGCACAACCCCTAACCCGTAGGAGGTGGTCATCCCGTGACCGAACCGACCCTGCAGTACGAGATACTGCACACGATCTACCCGGACGAGGAGCGCGGCCGGATGAGCGAGGGGGTCATCGACCTCACCGCCGAGGAGGCCGCGCCCTACCTCTCGCGCCAGGCGATACGCCTCTTGCCCGGGCAGGGCAGGGCGCCGTCCGGCGGCTCCGCCGCGGTCTCGACCGGCACCCCGTCCGGGACGCCCCCCGACCCGGCGTTCACGATCCCCGAGGACGCCGGGCGCTCGGCGCTCCTGGCGAACGGCTACGACTCGGACGCGAAGGTGCGCGCGGCCGAGAACGCCACCTTGCTGAGCATCAACGGCATCGGCGAGGCCACCGTCGGGAAGATCCGGGCGCACCTGGCGCTCTAGCCCGCCCGCGTGCGCCGCGATGGTCCGCAAGCCGCAGCGCCCCAAGCGGGGCCGCCGTTCGCGCGGCCCCGGGGGGGCTGCCGGGCCGTCGCGAGCGCCCTGCCCGGACACGCCCGAGAAGACCCCGTACCGCTCGCCCAAGGCGGCCGAGCTCGCGATGATCAAGGCGCAGGACCTGGCGGCGCCCGGCCAGGAGGTGCCCCAGAGGGCGTACGAGTGCCCGGGCTGCTCTCTCTGGCACCTGACCCACCTTGAACGCTGGAGGGCCGCGACCGAAGAGAAGGAGGAGACCCGATGAGGGAGAACCCGAGCGGGCTGGACAACGGCCTCGTCGAGAACGACCTCGAGGACTTCGCCGACCTCCCGGAGCCCACGCAGGATAGGCTCCTGCGCTACGCCCACCGCACGGTGAGGCGCCTCGCCCCGCCCCCCGATCTTGCCGACGACGAGTACCCGGAGGCGGCCCGCGACGCCGAAGTCGCGGTCATCCAGTTCATGATCGCCACCGAGGGCGGCGTGCTGAAGTCCTCTGGCCTCTCCGGGGTCTCCACCGACTCTTACGCGGGGCTCGACGCCATCCAGCGCATGGTGGCGAGCGCGATGGGTTCCTACTACGTCGGGGAAGAGGCTACGCCCCGCCCCGACGGCACGGGCGGCGGCGCGACGGTCCACAACATCGCTCCCGAACCCCTGTTCTGATGCCCGGCTTGAAGCGGCACCTAAAGCAGACGGCGACCTTGCGGCGCTACGTCGACTTCGACGACAACGGCGAGCCCGTCTACTCCCCCCCGATCGAGCAGCCGCCGCTCGCCGTGAAAGTCCGCAAGGTGCCCGGCTTCGGCAGCACCGTCAACGAGCTCGGCGTGGAGGTCCCGAACCGCACGAAGCTGCTGATGAGCGACGAGGTGGCCGTGCGCGACCTGGTGGACGACGCGCCGGTCGAGGGCGTCGAGGCAATCGTGAACAAGCGGGGCAAGACGATCGGCTACCGGGTGGAGCTGTGAAGGAGGTACGGGGTGAGGCTCGTCGGCGCCAAGAAGCTCACACGCCGCCTCGAGCGGATGGAGAAGGGGATACCGGCCGCCGTTAGGGGAGAGGTGAAGGCCTCCCGCGAGCACCTTGCTATCGCATCCGCCCGCGTTTGTCCCGTGGACACCACCAGGCTCGTGAGCGCCCAGTACGACGTACCCACGGACCGGGGCATGGGCGCCGAGGTGGGGTACCGGGACGAGGAGGACTACTTCCGGATCGTCCACGAGAACCTCGACCCCGACGTCGACTGGCAGAAGCCGGGCAGCGGGCCGAAGTTCCTTGAGACCCCGTTCGCCGAGAACCGCGACAGGTACGCGAAGAACATCAAGGGCGCGGCGAGAAAAGCGGCGCGGAAGAGGAGGTAAGCATGGTCAAGGGTCGAAGCATCCCCGAAGGGCAGGAACTCCCCGAGGAGAAGGGCCCCGAGCAGGCGGGAGAGGTGTTCGCCGAGGTGTACGCGACGGCCGTCAAGAACATGCATCCCGAGGACGCCGTATCGGTGGCCGAGGGCGCGGCCTCCAGCTTCCTGGAGTCGATCGGGGCGACGAGGCCCGCGCCGGAGTACGTCGAGCCGGTCCGTCCGGTGAAGATCGTCAACTCCCGCGAGCTCGCCGGGGAGATCGTCAAGATTTTGTACGGGTCGAATCCTTCTCAGGCCACGATCGAGAGCGAGCACGCTTCCAACTACAGCAGTGTCGTAGTGTTTAGGCACCGCCCCAACGGCGCCAAGCTTGTTCTCGCCGAGGCGAACGTTCCGGGCGCACGCGCGGGCGCCCAGCACGTCTATTTCGTTGAGCTTGAGGATGGTTGCAATACGCCGCCTCTCGACTTGGCCGTATCCGTGGCGGAAAAGCTCGCAGCGCAGCGGGATGGAGCGCGGGGGGGTGAGGCCATGCCATGATCCTCGGCGACGTGCGCGCCATACTCCAGGCCGGGAACATCGGGTGGCGCGTCCTCGAGAACCAGATCCCGGCGAGCACCTCGACGGTGCAGGTCCCCGACGAGCTCGTGGTGCTGTTCGCCTACCAGGGCGGCCCGCCCGGACACGTCAAAGGAATGTCCGCCCCGGTCCAGAGGAGCCCCCGCTTCCAGGTCGTGTGCCGCTCCAAGAGTTGGCCCAACGCCCACGCGAAGGCCGAGCAGGCCTACGGGCTCCTCGCGGGCTACTCCGGCGTCGTGAACGAAACGAAGTACGCGAGCATCCGGGCGCTCGGGGAGCCGTTCGCGCTCCCGCTCGACGGCGACAAGGCGCGAGTGGCGGTCAACTTCGAGGCCGTCGTGACCTAGAGCGACGACGACGCAAGCATCAACCCGGCCGTTCCGCACGGAGCGGCCTTCTCCGTGCCCGAAACACGAGCGAAGAAAGGAAGTGAGCACGTGGCAACCGAAGCCATGGTCGGCAACGACATCATCATGACCGTGAACGTCGGCACCGAGGCCGCCCCGGACTACCAGCCGGTGGCGTACCAGACCGAGTACTCCCACGAGTCCTCCCGCGAGGGCATCGACGTCTCCCACAAGGGGAGCGACCACGCCATGACCCTGCCCGGGCGCGAGGAGGGGACGATCTCCCTGTCCCTGCGCGTCCTCAAGCCCGGCACCACGAACCAGACGCACCAGAAGCTGCGCCAGTCCTACCAGGACCGCCTCCCCGTCTACGTCCAGGAGGTCTCGACCTACCCGGGCGCCGCCGCGGACGGCTCCGACGACGAAGTCTACGAGGCCGAGGGCTACATCCTCTCGATGTCCAAGGAGGCGCCGGACAACGACGCCGCCACGTGGGAGATGGAGGTCACGCTCAACGAGCCCCTGACGCTGAGGGTGCCGCCGGCCGCGCCCGCCGCCCCGTAACCGACGACGAAACCGACGTTCACTACGGGCGTCCGCCGCAGAAGGCGGACGCCCCGTCTTTCCTAGGAGGCATCTTGGCGAACCAGGAGAGGGGCGAGCGCGCCCTCAAGCTCGGCGACAAGCAGTTCACGCTCAAGTTCACGACGAGCTCGTACTGCGAGCTCGAGGACGTCCTCGACATGGAGGCCTCCGAGATCGAGCGGAAGTTCGCGGGCGGCCGCGTCGGCTTCAGGATCCTCCGCGCGCTGATCTGGGCGGGCACCCGCAAGCACCACCGCCAGGAGCTCCGCAGCCTGCCCCAGGTCAACGACATCATGGACGACATGGACGACTTCCAGAAGGTCTTCCGGATCTGCACCGAAGCCTACAGCGCCGGCCAGCCGGGGGCCGAGGACGAGGACCAGGACAAGCCGGTCGGGGCCCCAAAAGGGAAGAAGGAGAAGGAGAAGGAGCCGCCCGCCTAAGGTTCACGTGGTCGGGCTTTCTGGAGCAGGCCATACGCGCGGGGCTCAAGCCGGACGAGTTCTGGGACATGAGCCCCGCCGAGGTCGTCCTGTGGATCGAGGGCTTCGACTACCGCCACGACCTCATGGGCCAGATGTGGGCCCACTTCACGGCCGTCGCGGTCAACTCTCAGCGCCCGAGGAACAAGCACGTGGACGCGAGGAAGCTCTGGGCGCGGCGCAAAGCCCCAAAGGCGCTCGGCCCGGAGGAGACCCGCGAAAAGCAGCGCGAGGCCCAGGAGCGCGCGGCGAGGCTCCCCGTGCCGCTTAAGCTGCGCCAGAGGACCGAAGGGAGGGCGAGACCGGTCCCCGTGCCCCCGCCCTCCTAGAGCGGTTCGGTCGCGCCGAGCTCGTCGCGTAGCCAACCCAGGAGGGGTTCCACGGCCTCGGGCTTTACCCCGTCCTTCGTGGAGATCCTGAGCCGGACGATGCCGGGCTCGGTGCTCTTGGCGACGACCTCTATGCTCGGGTCCCCCGTGACGGTCTCCATCGTGGGAAGGGCGACCAGCCCGGCGACCACGCCCGCGGCCGCGCGCCAGCCGGCGAACCGCGCGTGCTTCACGTTCACCTTGGCCTCCACGGCGCGGTAATCCGTCAGACGCAGGGGACCGCGTACCCCGTGGTACAGGTCCTTCCGTCCTTCGAAGAAGCGGGCGACCGCTTCCTGCGCCTCTTGTTTCCCGGCCCTGACCACCAGCTCGGTCCTCATGGCCGCCAACTTAGCACGGGCCGGGATCCCCCCGCCATCGGCGAACGACGAACCCCGCCGGGGCCGCTTACGAGCGTCCCCTTGCGCGCGCCCTTCTTCGAGAGGAGGTGATTCCCCTGGCGACCGAGATGGAGCGCCTGAGCGTCGTCATCAGCACGATGTTCAAGGACCGCGGCACCAAGGCCGCCTCCAAGGCCGTCGGGGACCTCTCGGACGAGGTCGAGTCCGTCGGCGATCGGGCGCACCGCTCGGCGTCCCGGGTCCGGACCGCCTTCTCCTCCATCTCGAAGACCATGCGCGAGGCGCGCGCGGAGGCGAAGAAGGGCGCCGAGTTCAGGGTAGGGGCGAACGTCTCGGCGCTCGCCGGCGTGAGGCGGACCTTATCCGACGTAAGGCAGGACGCCAAGAGGGGCGCCGAGTTCGAAGTCCGGGGGGACGTCCGGGGCCTGAGGGACGCGCAGGGGGTCTTCTCGTCCATCAGGCGCGACGCTGCAGACGGGGCGGTCTTCCGCACCCGCCTCGACCAGCGGGGCCTCTCCGGCGCTTCCGGGGCCTTCTCGCGCATCAGGACGGACGCCCACAACGGGGCGACGTTTCGTGTGCGGGGCGTCCTCTCCGGCGTCTCCGGCATCCCCGGCGTCCTTGCTTCGGTTCGGGCCGATGCGGCCAACGGGGCGGTCTTCCGCGTCCACGCCGAGACCTCGGGCTTCCCCGCGACGCAGGCGGCGCTGACCGGGCTAGACCAGAAGGCCGATGCCGTGAACCGGCGCTGGGGCCACTCGGTGCGCGTCCACTCCGAGGCCACCGGCATGGCCGGGGTCATGGCCCAGCTCGGGCTCCTCGACGCGACCGCCGACCGCATCGACGGCGGCACGGTTACGCTCAAAACGACGCTTCAGGGCGCCCAGGCCGTCATCGGGAGCCTGCACAACATCGAGGGCGTCGCGTCTCGCGTCGACGGCCGCACGCTCGCCATGGAGACGGACGTGAGGGGCGCGGCCTCCTCCGCGGCCGAACTGGCCGCGCTGAACGCCCAGGCCGACAGGACCGACGGGCGCACCGTCCGGTTCAACTTCGACGCCTCCTCGGCGTCGATGGCCGGCAGCCACATCACGGCTCTGGGCGACAAGATTCGGGCGCTCGGGGCCATCGCGAGCGTCGCCTCGATCCCCACCCTCGTCGCAGGGGTAGGCGGGATCGTCCCCGTCGCCGCCGCGGCGGGCGCGGGCGTGGCGGCCCTCGCGGTCGGAATCGGCTCCGGGCTCACCGGCGCGGCCGTGGCCGGGGCCGGGGCGATGGGCGTCCTCGGCGCCTCCATGGCGCTGGTAGGGGGTCCCGTATCCGCCCTCGTCGGCAAGCTGACCGAGTACCACTCCGGGCTCGAATCGTCCGGCGCGGCCTCGCAGGCGGGAGCGGCGGCGGCCCAGCAGTACGCGGACGCGAATCGCGGCGTCGATCGGGCCGTCGCGCAGCGGGCGCAGACCGAGCAGGACGTTGCACAGCAGACCGCCGACGCCTGGGAAAGCTACGAGCGCCAGCAGCAGAAGACCGGCCAGACCGTGCGGCAGGTCGCCCAGCAGACGGCGGACGCTTGGGACGAGTACGTCTCCACGCGCGAAAAGACGGTCCAGGTCGAGGAGCAAGCGTCGCGGGCGACCTCCGACGCGGCGAGGCAGCTCGATTCCGAACGGGAAGGCCTCACCCTCGCCACCCGCGACCTCTACTTCGCCCAGCGCGAGCTCAACGCCGCGATGGCGGCCGAGCCGAGGAACCAGGCGTACGCCACCCTCGATCTCGCCGACGCCCGGGACCGGCTCGGAGACGCGACGCGCCAGTACAACGAAGACGTCGCGAAGTACGGGGCCAACTCCGAGGAGGCAACGGATTCCCTGCGCGCGATGCAGCGGGCCGAGCTCGACCTCCAGCGCCAGGAGGAGCAGACCAGGGCCGCCCGCGAGCAGGGCTCCACCGAGCTGCAGTCCGCTTTCAAGAACCACGAGCAGGCGTACCGCGGAGTCGAGGGGGCCAGCGAGGGCGTACAGCGGGCCGAAGAGGAGCTTCGCCGCACGCAGATCGACGGGGCCCAACAGGTCGCGGGCCAGAGGGAGGCCGAGCGCGCCGCCTTCGAGTCTTACCGTCGCACACAGGAGCAAGGCGCCCAGCAGATACGGGAGGCCCGCCAGGCCGAGTCCGACCAGTACAAGGCTTGGCAGCGCACGAAGGCCCAGGGGGACCGGCAGCTCCAGGAGGCGCAGGACGCCGTAACCCAGGCTCAGATCGCCGCTTCGCGCGCGGCGGAAGCCCTGGGGGCCGCGCAGGCCTCTGCCGCCGAAAAGACCGTCGCCCTCACCGCCGCCCAGAAGGCCCTCTACGACCGCTTCATGCTCTTCAAGGCCGACGCCGCCTCCTCCTTCGAGCCCTCGATGGACCGGGCGGCCCTGCTCGGGGTCCGCATACTCGACCTCGCCGACAACTACCTCCCCGCCCTCGGCGCCGCGTCCTACGCCGCGATGGGGGAGCTCGGCCGGGGCTTCGACCAGTTCGCCTCCAAGCTCCAGCAGCCGATCCCCGCGACGGCGATACAAAGCATCCTCGACTACGTGCCCGAGGCGACCTACCTCGCCTCCTCCGCGGCCGGGGACCTCGGCATAGCGCTCGCCACGGCCCTGTCCGTCGCGGCCCCCTACGGCATGGACCTGCTGGGCATCGTCGCGGGGCTCCTGTCGACATTCGAGGGGTGGACGACCTCGACCGAGGGGGTCGCGGCCACGGACGCCGCGTTCGCGGGGCTCTACGACCGCGCCGGGCAGCTCTGGGGGGTCGTCTCGGACCTCGGGGTCGGGCTGTACGGCCTCGGGGTCGCGCTCGAGGACTCCGGCCTCGTGGACACGGCGATGGGCGGGCTCGGGGCCATGGCCGAGAACTTCCGCTCGGCTACGGACTCGAGCTCCGGGCTGACGGGCAACGTGGAGCGCCTGACCCCGGTCCTCGATTCCGCCGCAGACATCGCGGGCGTCCTGTACACCGAGTTTTTCCGGGTCGCGGACGCGGTCCTCGCCGCCACGAACCCGGACACCGGCGACTCGACGCTGCTCGAGCTCATGGATTCCCTAAAGACCGTCGTGCCCGTCGTCGGGGACGTGCTTGTCGAGGCGTTCGAGGAGCTGGCCCCGGCCATATCCCGTAACGTCGGACCGGTTTCCGAGTTTTTCGGCAACTTCGTCGGCTCGTCGGACACCCTGGTCGCCGTAATCGACGGCGTGGGCTTCCTGGCGGAAAAATTCAACAACCTGAGCCCCTCCGCGAAGGACGCCGCGCACGAATTGGTGGCGGTCGCGGGCGTAGCCGCGGTCCTCGGCTTGAACGGGGGCTCCCTCGCGGCAACCGCGTTCTACGCCTCGGGCGCCGCCCTAAACCTCGGCAAGATCGCGGTTGCGGCGTGGGGCGCCGCTCCGGGCATGTGGGCCGCGGCCTCCGGGGCCTGGGCGATGCTCGCCCCGCTGCTGCCGCTCGCGGCGATCGGCGCGATCGCGATCGGGGTCGCGGTCTTCTTCGACATGGAGGCGGCGAAGGGCGCCTACGAGAAGTCGAAGGAGTCCGGAAACCGCACGGGCGTCGCGTTCTTCGACGGGGTGCGCGCCGGCATGGACGCCGTCCCCATCGTGGGGCACGTATTCGCGGCCTTCGACGACCTCACGCAGGCCGCGACGGACTGGATCGCGAACCACTCGCCGAAGGAGAGCCTCCTCGACAAGTGGACCGGGGTGGGCAAGGACGACCCCTCCATCGTGCCGAACCTCCAGGCGATCTGGGACGGCGCGTCGGCCTTCGTAGACGGCCTCGTGCCCACCGGCCCGTCCGTCCTCGACGTGCTGCTCGGCAAGGCGGACACGGACGAGAACCCGATCACAAAGGCCCTCTCGGGCTGGTGGCTCGGCGCCCAGGAGTTCGTCGCCGGGCTCGTGCCGACGGGTCCGTCGGTCCTCGACGTCCTCATGGGCAGCGCGAACGCCGAGGAAAACCCGATCACGTCGAAGCTCTCGGCGTGGTGGGTCGGGGCGAACGAGTTCGTCGCGGGGTTGGTGCCGACGGGCCCGACCGTCCTGGACGTGTTGATGGGGCAGGCCTCCGCCGAGGAGAACCCCATCACCTCCAAGCTGGCGCTGTGGTGGACGGGGGCCAACGAATTCGTGGCCGGCCTCGTGCCCACCGGCCCGTCCGTCTTGGACGTCCTCATGGGGCGCGCGGAAGAGGGCGAGAACCCGATCACGTCGAAGCTCGCCCTCTGGTGGACTGGCGCGAACGAGTGGCTCGCGGGCCTCGTCCCGGCCGGCCCCACGGTCCTAGACGTCCTGATGGGCAGGGCGGGAGAGGGCGAAAACCCCATCACCTCCAAGCTCACGGGCTGGTGGGTCGGGGCGACGGAGTGGCTCGCGGGTCTCGTGCCGGAGAAGACCCTCACGGACGCCATCCTGGGCGCCCCTACCGAGGGAAACCCGGTCCTCTCGCGGGCGATCGCGCTTTGGACCCCGGTGCCGGAGTGGCTCGTGGCGACCTGGACCTCGATGGACGGGCTCGCCCTCACCTGGTTCACCTCCATCGCCGGGCGCGTCACCTCCGCGTGGACAGGCGCCGACACCTCCTCGAGGGGCACCTGGGACAACAACCTGGCGTACCTCGGGACCAAGTGGGGCGAGATGGACGGCCTCGCCCTCCGGTGGTTCGACTCCGCGAAGAACAGGGTCGTGGCCGCCTGGACCGGAGCCGACACGTCGAGCAGGGGGACGTGGGACAACAACCTCGCTTACCTCGGCCAGAAGTGGACGGAGATGGACGGCCTCGCGCTGCGCTGGTTCGACTCCGGAAAGCAGCGGGTCGTAGACGCGTGGACGGGGGCGGACACCTCCAGTCGCGGGACGTGGGACAACAACCTCGCCTACCTGGGCGATCTGTGGGGCCGGATGGACGGCGCCGCCCTCGACTACTTCTCGCGGATGCGCGACAACATCTCCACCCGGTGGACCGAGGCGAAGGATTCGGCGGTCGCGAGGGCCACGGAGCTCAAGGACGACGCCCTCTCGGCACTCGGCGCGCTCAGGGACGGAACGGGCCCGATCATGGAGGCGGTCGGCAAGTTCCTGACGGACCCGGTCTCCTCCGCCGCCGACGCCCTCAAATCCGTCTGGAACGGTCTGCTCGACGGGATCGCGGGCGTCCTCGACGCGGTGAACCTCGGAGACTGGGCCGGCAAGGTCCGGGGCGCGAAGTTCGCGGATGGCGGCGTGGCCGGCGGCTCGGTCTCCGCCTTCGCCAAGGGCGGCACGGCCGGGGGGATCGGCACCTCCGCCCCCGGCGCGAGGGTTCATGTGTGGAACGAACAGATGGGCGGAGAAATCTTCGCCGCGGAGCGGGGTCCCGCCAACAAGCAGCTCGCGTACCTGCAGCACGGCGCGGATTGGTTCGATCACTCGGTCGTCCCGAACGACGCGCTCCGCCAGGCGCCGCCGAACGGGCCCCGCGAGCACCGCGACTCCCGCCCCCGCTTCCCCGCCCCCCGCTCCAGGAGCGGGCTCGTGCCCCGGGGCACGGACGTCGGCTCGGGCGACGGGCTGTACCCGACGATGCACACGTACATCCCCGAGATGGACGCGTTCCAGAGGGAGGGCGCCTCCAAGTTCGGCGCCTACACCAACACCTACTACGAGCACCCACTCGGGTACGCCCAGCCCTACTACCGCGAGCGCAGCGTCGACTTCTGGGGCGGTTTTCGGGGGGACCCCGTAGGGACCGAGCGAGGCAACCAGATAGCCGACTGGGCCATCCAGAAGCTCGGCGGGAACCTCAACTGGCTGATCTGGGCCGGCAAGATGCTCACGGCCGGCGGGTGGGGCCCGGACACGTCGGGCTTCGACCACTCCGGGCACGTCCACGTCACGGCGTTCGCCGACGCCCCGAAGGCCAACCCGAGCGGGGGCGGCGGGGGAGGAGGCTTCTCCATACCCAACCCGATCCAGATGGCGTTCGAGGCCGGCTGGAACCGCCTGGTGAAGCCCCTATTCGAGAAGGCGAAGGGCGCCTTCTCGGGCGAGTACGTGATGAGCCAGGCGGGTCGCGGCGCCGTCGGGATGGTGCACGACGGCCTGTACGAGTGGATCGACGAGCAGATCCCGGACACCATCGGCGGCGGCGGGGGCGTCAGCGGGGACTTCTCCGGCGACCAGAAGGCCGTGGCGCTGACGTTCGCCAAGAACGCCGTGTCCCGCGGCATCCCGGGGCGCCTGCCGGTCATGACGGCCCTGCAAGAGTCGGGGATGCGGAACCTCGACTACGGCGACCGGGACAGCCTGGGCTACTTCCAGCAGCGTCCTTCGGCCGGGTGGGGGACGCCAGAGCAGATCATGGACCCCGCGTACTCGCTCGGGAAGTTCCTCGACGCCGCCGAGCCCTTCAAGGGGCAGTACCCGAACACCGCCGTGGGCCTCGGGCAGTGGGCCCAGGCCGTGCAGGTCAGCGCCTTCCCCGACGCCTACGCCAAGCACTGGGACGCGGCGGCCTCCCTCATCGGCGACCCCAAGTACTACGGGAAGGGCGGCGTGGCGGCCCGCGCCTCCTACAAGCTCGGCGGCGTCATCCCGGGCGGCAAGAACACCCCGTTCCCCGCGATCCTGCACGGCCAAGAGCGCGTCCTCTCGGCCGTCACCAACGAGAACTTCGAGCGGCTCGCCTCGAGCATCGATACGTGGAGCGCGCGCGGCGGCGGGAACGGCGCCCTTCCCCCGGGCGACGAGGGCAGGGGCTCCGACGCCGAAACCCTGGAAGTCTTGAGGAGGATAGAGAAGGTCTTGGGAGACTCCGGAATAAAGGTGCGCGACCTCGACGACCGGGCGGCGGGCAAGCTCGTCGCCGGCACCAGAAAGCACATACGCGGCTTCGCGGGCTCCCGCGAGTTCGGCGACGCGATGCGCGCCCACGGCGACTACCTCGACGGGGCGCTCGCCAGGGCCGCCGGGAAGACGGCCTGATGGCGGTCGTCTCGGTGAGGAACCACGAGGACTACCTGCGCTCGGAGGCCTCCCCCTCCTTCTCCTGGGACCTCCGGGGCAACGGCTTCCTCACGCCGAAGAACTTCTCAAGCCGACTCCCAGTGGAGGCGAGCATGCTCCGCAACGGACAAAGGCAGGAGATGGTCGGGGTTCACGCAGGACGGAATTCCGCACCGATGGTGAAGTTGGTTCCCGTCCTCTATGGGGCCGTATCGCGCCTCGTAGAAAAGCCGGTGCGCCATCACTCCTCGATGCTCGTTGCGCTCGAAGACCCTGCCGTAGCCGCCGTGACTGATCGTTCCTTTCCATATCCAACAGGGGGTGTCGTGGCCGCGATCTTCGGGCGCGTAGTGTCGCAAATAATCGACCTTCGGCCTACGCGCCCCGTGGCCGTGGGCAAAGAACGCGGGACACCCTCGGACCCTCTTGTGAGCGGTGCTGGTCTGCGGGGAAGGCTGGGTCTGCTGGCCGCAACCGCAGCCACAAAAGCCGTAAGGGACCTCGGGAAAGCGTTCGTGCCAGTAGGCGCGATGTTCTTTGGGCGTGCGGGGTATAGTGTCCACCGTCAACCTCCTAGAGCGGTTGGCCGCGCCGGGGATGTTGGCCGCATCGCCCGGCATTCTTGTTGCCTCGATTATACCGGGGCGGTCGCCTGATGGCCGTGGTTTCGGTCAAGAATCACGAAGACTATCTCAGGTCCTCGGTGTCCCCGAGCGCGTCGTGGGACGTGCGCGGAAACCTGTTCCTGACCCCCTCTAACGCATGGCCCAACCAGTACGGCCTCGAGGTGGACGCCGACGGGCGCGTGGACGGCTGGGCGTTGACGGGCGTGCCCGAGGAGATCGTGGGCTACCACTACAACGCCTCGCCGCCCGGCAACCCGAAGAAGACCGCGATCACGCAGCAGACGACCTCCGCCCGCCCCGCGGACCAGGTCTACAAGCAGGAGGGCCCGATCCTCCGCGGGATGCGCCGCACGCACACCGACCCGCGAAAGCCCGTCCCGCCGCAGGTCGACAAGGTGCCGGTGACGGTGAGGGGCTTCGAGGGCGGCGACTACGCGTGGGCGTGGGGGCTGTCCTCGGAGGAGGGCCCGACGACCGTCACCGCCTTCTCCCGGCCCTTCCGCCTCGAGAACAACCAGTTCCCGAGGCTCCCCGTCCCCGAGACCTTCCCCGCCGGCACGAAGACCTGGGACATCTACCTCACGAAGAGGGTCCCGCCGGGCGGGGTCCCGAACGAGGCCACGGCCGCGCTGCAGCGCAAGGTGCCGATCGAGCAGTTGAGGAAGGGCGGGGACTACCCCCTGCGCGCCCCCTGGACGAACCTGGGCAAGCCGCCGACGCAGAACCTCTCGGGGCTCGGCTCCGGCGCCCGCCCCGTCAAGGGCAAGGACGTGCATCAGCGCCCCTCCAGGCTGAAGCTGCGAGCGGGAACGTGGACGCCGTTCCGCCAGCTCAAGAACGACCGCGGACCCGCGCTCCTCTCGCAGGCCGCCGCGCCCATCACCGCCAGGGGCACGCGCCGGAGGCAGGTCAAGGAGTCCGTCCCGGCCGCCCCCGCCGGCGCCCAGGCCCTCGTCGCGGCCTCCGTCGCGGCCCAAGACGCCGGCCTCGCGGGGGGAGGCGACAGCTCCCCGACCGCGGCGGCGGCCGGCCTCCCGGACCCGAGGCTGATACGCCCGAGCGGGAAGCTCCCGGAGAACGAGTACCTCGGCGAGGAGATCGACTTCGAGGAGTCGCGCCTGATCGCGCTCATGAACGAGAGGCGGCGCGACGCGGGCGCCCCGCTCCTCCTCGTCTCCCAGGTGATGAACAGGGCGGCCTACAGGAAGGCGCGCGGCCACGGCTGGCCGATCGCCAGGCTCGCGCGCGAGGAGGGCTACGACGGGCGCGACCTCGGCGAGCTCGTGGTCGAGACCGAGTCCGCCGACGACGCCATGCGCGCGATAGAGGAGCACCTCGCCTTCCTGTCGCCCCGGCGCCGCTCCGTGGGCGTGGCGCGCGAGGGGGGGCTCTGGGTCGTCTTGCTCGGGGAGGCCATCGAGGACGCCCGCTACGAGGCCTCCGAACTCGTCTGCGAGTACGTGGACGGAGACGGCGTGGTGGCGACCCTCGCCTCCGACGACGCGCGCGCCGCGGTCTTCAACCAGTTCGAGCTCGTCGCGTCCTTCGAGGACGGCTCACACGGCCTCGCCTACTCCTACTCCGGCTCCTACTCGGGCCACGTGGACACGGCGGCGAGGCGCTGGAACGCGGTGGGGCCGGTCGGGGTGAGGAAGGGCTCGAACCCCGCGGGCGTCCAGGTCGCCATAACCGACGGCTCGCTGGAGAGCGGGGTGTACGGCAGGACCTACTCCGACGGGCGCATCGTCCTGAACTCCTACTACATGGGCCGCGGCACGGCGAACGCGAACAACGCCTGCTGCGCCCACGAGTTCGGGCACGCCCTGGGCCTCGACCACGCCTCGACGCCCTCGGTCCTCAACACGCCCATCAACATCGACGGCGGCAACCACGAGACCCCGACCTCCCACGACGTCTCGGAGCTCAAGAGGCGGTGGGGGGCGGGCACGGGCGGCACCGGGGGAGGGGGCCTGGCGGACCCGAACGCGCCCACGCCCGGCCAGACGCAGACCGAGATAAACCAGCAGCAGCAGAACAAGACCCAGATCACGAGGCAGCCCGCCCCCGAGCCCCAGGCCCCGCCGGGCGGCGCGGAGCCGCCCGACCCGCCCGCCGTCGAGTACGAGTGGGTGCCCGGCGAGTACCTGGACGGCGCGGGATCTACTGCGAGGTTCCCGCGGTGGCGCGCCGAAAGGACGTCGACTACACCTGGTGGTTCATGTACGAGCCGCCCGGCGGGGCCCGATCTCCTGGTACCGCGCCTACCGGCGCAAGGGCGGGGCGGCAAGGACGCCTACTTCAAGGGCGACACGGGCGGGGGCTTCACGGTCCACGGCTACCCCGAGGAGCAGACGCCCAAGGGCGTGGCGATCGGGCTCGCGGAGGACACCCCGCCCGCCGAGGACCTCTCGGTCCTGGAGGCCCCCGACCCGACCGCGGTCCCGGACGCCCCGGTCGCGGACGGCGAGGAGACGCCGCCCGCCGGCACGTACCTGATCACGATCAGGGGCCAGACGCGCTCGGGCGCCCTCACCCAGGAGTCCGAGCCCGCCCGAGACCCGGACACGGGCAGGGTAGGCGTCACGCTCGCCGCGGGGCAGACCTTCCGGGCGTCGGCGGTGAGGACCGTGAACGTCCTCGGAAACCCGGAGTTCTCCCAGCTCGACGGCCAGGGGACCCCCGAGGAGTGGATCCCGGTCAACATGGCGTCGAACCAGCCCGGGTTCTTCAAGGTCGCCGCCGGCGTCCTCACGCTCGGTACGACCTCGGCCACGTCCCTCGCCCCCTCCATGCCTTCCCGCGTGATCTCCGTGGATCCTTCCAAGCCTTTGACGATTTCGGGGACGATCGGCGCGACGAGGATAGCGTCGGGCATCTTGCGGATCGCGATGGCGCAGCTCAACGAGTCGTTGCAGACCGTCGGCCCGGACATCGTCCTCTACGACCTCCCGCAGCTCGGCGAGGCGAGGTTCTCGAGGACCTTCAACGCCGGGGGGCCGGCGCTCAACCCGGCGACGGCGTTCGTCAGGCTCCGCCCGCAGGTGGCTTTCCCGGCCGGCGGCAACGCCGCGAACGCGGAGGGCTACTTCAAGGACCTCAAGGTTTTGCGCTGCGCGGCGGACATAAGGAAGTTCGCCGTTTCGGGCGGCATCGCGGACTTCTCCCCGCCCCCCGCGACCCCCGCTCCCGGGGACGCCTACGTCGCCGTCGGCCCCGCCCCGGAGCCCGAGGGCGCCGTCATAGAGGCCGAGCCCCCCGTCGAGGTCGTATCGTTCGAGCCCCCGGCGGGCTCTCCGGCGGGCACTCCGGGCGAGTGGAACCCGGGCTGGGGACAGAACCTCTCGCCCGGGCTCACCTCCGCCGTCGTCCCCGTGCCCCAGGGCGTGCCGCTCCACGGCTCGTATTGCTGGCGGGTCGCGGACACCACGACCGGCACGCAGGTCGTCGCCTTCCGCGAGAAGGTCCACGTCCTAAACGGCGGGGACCTCTCCGAGCGTTTCCTCGTCTACGTCGACGGGGTCATGCCGGCCTTCGGCAGGGTCAGGATCGCGAGCGTCAGGAGCGGGGGCGGCGGGGCCATAGCGGACGTCTTGCTCTCTTCCAACGGCGGCCTCTACCTGCAGACCTTCAACGCCCTCGGCGAGGTGCTCGTGGACGCGCAGGCCGCCTGGGGCATCGTCGCCGGGACCCTGATCGACGTCGAGATAGGCGTCTCGGGCGGCGGAACGAAGCAAGGCACGGCCACGTGCAGCGTGGGCCTGAACGGCGCCCAGCGGACGGTGCCCGCGAACCTCGGACGGATGGACCTCACGAACCGCTTCCCGAGGCTTACCAGGATAGGCCTCCTCGGCGAGTCCGACCTCCGGGCGAGGTGCGCCTTGTTGTTCGACCAGATCGTGATCACGAAGCGCGGCGACGTCCTCGACCGGGAGAAACCGGCGCCGCCCGCGAACTACGCCCCGCCGCCCCCCGACAGGCCCGTTCTCGCAGGCGTGCCCCGCCGGTTCGAGCCGGACGGGAAGCCCACCAACCAGGCCGCGTTCTTCCTGCCGACCGGCTCCGCCCCGCCGCACCGGCCGGCGGTGATCGACCTCCTCGAGGAGCCGATCGCGGTGAAGCCGGGGCAGGGCTACACGCTCGGCATGTTCTGGAGGTGGGTCGTCTTCGCCTCCGGCGGCACCGCCCCGGGGGTGCAGGCCTGGCTCGAGGGCGACGGCGTCGAGCCGATGCTGGCCGCGGAGCTCGGTTCCATGACCGGCACCCGGGGCTGGCACCCCTCGGGGCGCGCCGCCCCGGACGAGGACGATTACGCGACCTACACGGTCCCCGAAGCCGAGTTCGACGAGGCGGGCAACCCCGAGCCCTCGTACTCGCGAGTGCGCTACAAGGCGGTCCTCACCGACGGCTTCTACCTCTTCCAGGACCCACTGCACGCCCAGGGGGTCTACGAGGACTTCGCCGAGAGGGACGCGAACAGGGGCTACGGGCGCGCGATCGAGGCGGAGATCTCCTCGATCCTGCCGACGCACCCGGCCGCGCGGGGCCGCGGCAGGGAAGCGGATATCTACTGGAGCGAGTTCGGGGTGCGCCTCGCCTCCGACGTGGACGCCGTGCTCGACCCGAACGACGGCGTCGAGGTCTTCTTCTCCACCTCGCGCGACGGCGTTTCGTTCGGCCCGGAAACGCAGGATCGGGAGCTCGTCGAGCCCGCGGCGTTCCTCAAGATACGCGTCGTCCTGACCGGCGACGGCCGGAGCGGCCCGTCCGTTCCCTCGGGCGGCATCCACCTGAGGACCTGGAGCCCGGTGGCGGTCCTCTTGAGGCGCGACGGCTCGCACTTCCCGGGCGTCGCGACGCTCGATCGGGTGCTGTGGACGGACGACTCCCCGGACTCCGAGTTCGACACGGTCGGCGGACGGGTCGCCGTCTTCGAGCTCACGGACGAGGTCGAGCGGATGGGGGGGGTCGGGATCCGGGTGCGCACCGAGAGGGCCATGAAGGAGATCGCGGCCGCGACGGCGCGCGGCGAGGCCCTCATAGCGGAGATCCCGGGCGCCGGCGACGAGGAGGACGGGGTCGCCTACGAGCTCCGGTGCGGCGCGAAGGCCGAGTTCGACACCCTGGACGTCCCCCCGGTCGTCGTCGACGGCTACCGCATCCTCCACGCCCGGGCGGAGATAGGGGAGGCCGAGGTCCTGGAGGCCGCGGTCCTCCCCGGCCCGCGCGCGCCGCTGGCGGGCACGGCGTGAAAGACCTCACCTCGCGCCAGCTCGCGGCGATAAGGGAGGCGTCCCGAAACCGCCTCTCCTACGCCTCCGCCACCGAGCGCCTCCTCACCATCGCCGGCAAGGACTACTCGGGGTTCCTGAAGGCGGAGTCCGGGGCGCTCAGGATACGCGACCAGGAGGGCCCGGCCGTCGTCCTGGAGGGCACCCTGCAAACCCGCCTGCCCCTGTCCGCGGACCAGGAGGAGTGCCGCGTCGACTACCTGGTCAAGGGCGAGAGGATCCCCGGATTTCTCGGCAAGGTCGTCTCCCTGAGCACCAGGGGGTACCGCACGAACTTCCTGGCGGCCACGCCCTTCTACGACGCGCCGACGACGCCGATCGGCGAGGGCCCGGACGACGACCTCGACTACCTGAACGCCGCGCCCACCGACGCCCTCTACGAGCTCGCGTCGCGCGTGGCGGGGTACCGGGCGGTAGAGATCCCCAGGATTGCCCTGCCGCGCTTCACGGCCCAGGGCGGGGACGCGTTCCGCTGGAACGACTACGTCTCGGAATCGGTGGAAGTCGTAGAAGGGGCCTCCGGCATCGTGTTCGAGGACACGCCCCTGAGCGTCGCCACCGCCCGGGCGGAGGGGACGGTCCTCGGGGACGCGGAGCCCGAGTGGACGTTCGAGGAGGGCATCGACTTCGACTTCGAGGAGCTCGAGGTGTCTTCCCGCCAGGAGGGGCGCTACGCCCGGGTGGTCGCCTGGCGCGAGCTGGCCGACGGGACGGTGCAGCGCCTCGCGTCGGCCGAGGTGGACAACGGCCCGCGCAAGGTCGATCGGGACGCGACGTCCTTCGTGGAGCACGCGGACGGCCCCGGCGAGTCCGCCCACCAGCTCGTGCGCGACAGGGCGCACGAGCTGGGCCAGAACGAGTTCGGCCTCGCGTTCCCCTGCCGCTACATCCCCGTGGGCCTCGCGCGCGGCGCCCCGGTCCTGGTCAGGGGCCGGGAGAGGATCCCCGGCGGCACGATCGTCCGGGAGTACCGCTCGCGCCTGACGGGGGTGTCCCCGGACATCTGGGCCAAGAAGGGCCAGCTGACGGCCGTGGGCACGCAGACGAGGGAGGTTTTCGAGGCCTCGAAGAGGGAGGCCGCGCGGCCGAGGGCCGACGCCGTCAGGCCCCCCTTGGGCCGCGACTGGCTGGGCCGGCCCTACCTCTCGACGTCGCTTCCTTGGGTCTCCTACGACCCCGTGACCGGGCGGGGCGTGATCGATCGGGAGAAGGCGAAGGAGGAGGGGTTCGACGTCTACTACGACGAGGAGGAAGAACGAATAATGGTGGCGAGATGACCGAACCCCGGTACCTCTACTTCCCGCGAGCGACAAGTTCAGGGGGCCCCAGGGCCCCCCGGGCCGGGCACGCAGATCAACGCGGGCGGCGACACCGCCGGCCGCGCCGCGTACGGCGACCGGCCGACGGGCTTCACCTACGCCGACACCTCCGTCTCCCGGTCGTCCTCTCGTTCAAGCAGTCCGCCGCCCCGGCGACTGGAGCCCGTGGTTCGCTTTTCAGGGGCCGAACGGGGAGAGCGCCTACGGGCTTTGGCTGGCGCAGGGGAACGTCGGTTCCGAGGCCGACTTCCTGGCTTTCCTGGGGGGCGAGAAGGGCGATCGAGGGGACTCGGCCTACGAGGTGTGGCTCGCCGACGGCAACGCCGGGACGGTGGCCGAGTACCTGGCCGCGCTGAAGGGAGACAAGGGCGACGAGGGGAAGAGCGCCTACCGGGTCTGGCTGGACGCCGGGAACGTGGGCCCAGTTGCGGACTTCCTCGCTTCGATCAAGGGGGCGCCGGGCGGCGAGGGGCCGTCCGCCTACGAGGTGTGGCTGACGGCCGGCAACGCCGGGACGGTGGCCGAGTACCTGGCGGCGATAAAGGGCGAGCCCGGGGCCTCCGTAAAGGGCGACCCGGGGGAATCCGCATACCAGACCTGGCTGGATCAGGGGAACGCCGGCTCCGAGGCGGACTTCCTCGTCGCCTTGCGGGGAGAGCCGGGCCTCGACGGGGAGCCGGGCCGGTCTTTCAAGGCGGACGCGGCCGGCACGCTGGCCGAGAGGGCGCAGTGGGACGCGCAGCCGTCCGGCTTCCTCTACCACGCCCTCGACGAGAACCCGCCCGACGGCCTCTACTACTACAAGACGTCGAGCGCGGAGGGCGCTTGGTCGGGCCCGATCCCTCCCCCCGAAGGCCCCGAGGGGCCCCCCGGCGCCTCGACCTACGAGACCTGGCTGGATCAGGGGAACGTCGGTTCCGAGGCCGACTTCCTCGAAGCCGCGAGGGGCCCGCGCGGGGCCACCGGCGTCGGGGTCAAGGTCGGGGGCGCCAAGGGGCAGATCTACAGGAAGCGCACGAACGCGGACCACGACACCGAGTGGGCCGCGATGGCGCCGTCGGACATAGGCGCCGTCCCCCTCCTGAAGGCGTTCAACGCCGGGGACACCGAGCAGGAACTGGAAGAAATCGGCGGCTTCGACGCCCGCTCGAAAACCCACCTGTGGCGCTTCAAGGAGCTCGTGACCGGCAGGACGGACCCGAACGATCCCATGACCGGCAACTGGTCGCCGGCGATCAACGCCGCCATCCAGCACCTCAAGGACACGCGGGCGCGGTTCAGGACCTACCCGAACGGCACGACGCAGCACGTCGGCCTCGGGGAGTTGTTCGCGCCGGGGGACGGGCGCAGGTACCGGTGCGACTCCCGCCTCAACGTGACGCAGCTCAAGGGGCTGAGGTTCCGGGGCGAGGGAGAGGAGTCTACGGTCTTCGACAACCGCACCGGGGAAGAGTTGATCTTCTTCAACCACTCCCAGGCCGTGGACTTCGAGGACTTCCAGATCGCCGGCTCCCTTAAGGAAAACTCCGGCGGCATTCGCTTCCACCAATCGACGGCGGACCCGAACCAAAGGCCGACCTTCGCCTACAGGATGAAGAGCGTCGCCTTCGAGCAGCTCCACCGCGCGATGAGGTGGACGGGCGACGTCATGGGAGACGACCTCCTGTACCTGGGCGTGAAAATCCGCGACTGCCTGCGGCCGTTTACCTACACGAACGACCAGGCCGTGAATCACGTTTTCGTCGGCGGCGAGGTGCAGTGCTTCAACAACAACCTCGACCCCGCAAATTTCGCCGACAACTTCGCCTACTGGAACGCGAAGATGAGCGCCGCGGCGGGCTGGACGAACCCCCAGACCGCATACGACGGCGCGGTCTTCTTCGTGCAGAAGGGGGGGCAGGTGACGTGGGTCGGGGGCGGCCTGATCCACACCTACACCGACGTCTTCTTCGAGTACGACCCCTCGTTCGTCCAGACGGCGCCGATCGTGCTCATGCCCGCGCGGTGGGAGAAGCGCTACGTCGACCCCGTCGGGGACCAGTGGGGGCAGCAGAGGACCGCGATAGTTCGGAGGTCGCAGCACGTCCCCGAGGGCGCCAACGTCAAGAGCCCCGTGATCATCTCCCCGGGCTCGGTCGTAAACTGCGCTTACCCCTCGGCCAACCCGAACGCCACGCCCCCGGTCGTAAACCAGGACTACGAGCTCTTCTACCTCTACAACGGGCACAAGATCGTCGCGCGGGACGTCCAGGTCCTCGGCACCGGGGTCAAGAAGGTCGTGGCGCAGCTCAACGCCTCGAGTCCGGCCAACGTGGCGAGGTTCCGCGGCGACGGGACCTCGCCGCTGACGTACGAGCCCCGCAGGACCGGGGTCGGGGTGGCGGTCAACCACGACTTCCGGCAGGACGAGAGGCTGCAGCAGATCGACTCGAGGGCGCAGCCGTCGGGCCCCGACGACGCGCAAACGCTCGTCAACAACGTGGGGCGCCGCCCGAAGTTTTTCTTCTGGCGGTCCCCGGACGGGCTCTTGCCCGGCTGCGGGGGCGCGCCGAACACCGTAGACCTTCGCGGCCCGGCCAACGGCTTCTTGGAAGAGCTGCGGGCCATAAGGACGAGCGGCGGCACGGTCGGGGGCGCGAGCCCCACCCCGAACCTCGTCTACGAGTTCCGCTCCACGACGGGCGTTCTGTACGCGACCCTGACCATAAGCTTTAGCGGAGACCCGAACCTCCTCAAGCCCGCCGACAGGCCCCAAACCTTCGACCAAGGCGGCGACGGGATCGTGCGCGTCACCTGCACGACGCCGACCCAGACGCAGGTGTTCGGCGTCATCAAGGGGGTCGCGGCGTGAGGCGGCTCGGTGGGTAGGGGGGTGCGGAAGGCGGGCGCGCGAAGGGCCCGCCAGAAGTCGGGCGTCAACGGCGACCTCCACAAGAACAAGCTAGACGCCGAGGCGTACGCCTCCGCCCGGGCGAACGAGAGGCTCGACCGCAACGGCGACTTCGCGAACGGGCCGATCGGGGGCCCCGAGCCCCTCGCGGCGTCGCACTACACGCGCCTGGTGGACCTCCAGAACCTCGACAACGCCTCGATCAAGCGGGGCGGGGACTTCATGAACGGGGCCTTGGGGGGGCCGCCGCCGAGCGCGCCCTCGCACTACGCCCGCCTCGTCGAGGTCGAGGGCGCCCACGCCAACGCCAACGGGAGGCTCAGCCGCAACGGCGACTTCGCGAACGGGCCCGTAGGGGGGCCCGCCCCGACCGCCCCGGGCCATTACGCCAGGAAGGCCGAGACCGACGCGGCCCAGGCCGCGGCCGTCTCGGCGAACGCCAACGCGAACGGGCGCATCCCGAACGCCGCAAACGCCGTGAGCAACGGGCACCTCGCCCCCGGGATCGGGGGCAGCAAGCTCGGCGACCGGACCCTCGGCGGGATCAAGATGATCGTCGGCACGGTCGGGCAGGCCGAACTCAACGCCAACACCCGCAACGAGGCGGCGGCCGTCTCTTCCATGAGGACCCTCGACGGCACCGCGGGATCGGCCCAGCCCTACTGCTACACCCCGTTCATGCACCTCGAGAAGGCCGAGCGGCTCGGCCGCCTCGGGACGCGAAAGAGGCTCCGGGAGTCGCACCGCAAGGGAGACGCCGGGACGATCGCGGCGCTCGCGGCGCGCGTCGGGGTCCTCGAGGAGGCGCTCTTGATGTCGCTCTCCATGCAGATGGACTACTCGGGCATGTCCGGGGACGAGAGGGAGGAGTGGATCGAGGGCGGAAGCCCCGAGGCCGTGGAGTACAAGAGGAAGGTCGGCGTGGACGAGTACCGCGGGTGGCGCGACCCAGCCCTGGAGGAAGTCCTGGAGGAGGCGCGCGCCCAGCAAGACGCCGCGGACGCAACGCTCGAGGAGCAAGAAGACGCCGAACCACCGAACCACCGACGATGAGAAGGGAGCGATGCCAGTGGACTTCGCGCAACTGATCGAGAAGATACGGGCGCACCTGGCCGAGGGGGGCGAGCTCGTCCTGAGGAGGCCGACGGACTTCCTCGTCGCCTGCCGGACGCGCGGGCGCGCCTACGCGATCTTCGGCTACCCGAGCGAGAGGGCGGCGGGCAACGACGACGAGAACGAGCTGTTCAGCCAGCCCGCGGTCGGCCTCGGGCAGCTCCTCTGGAGGATGGAGGAGCTCGCCGACGACGCCGAGGGGGGGCTCGCGGCGTGGGAGGTCGGGTAGACGGCCCCGTGATCGGGCCCGAGAAAAAGGGAGGGCGGCCGCCCTCCCCGAGGCCAGCCCGCGCGAGGGGCAAGACCTACCGAAGGGAAGGTTATGCCGTCTTCGACGATCGGAACATACCGCAGGTGGGCCAACTTTGGGCACCGTAGAGATCCTCATGCTCCTCCTGCAGAGCATGCCGACCGACCCCAACTACTTCTCGAAGTGGGAGCAGCTAGGGATCGTGGGTCTCCTCGTCGCCACGATCTTCGGCATCGTGGCGACGGTGGGCCTGCTGATGCGCGCGCTGCTGCACGACCCGCCCCAACTCGTCACGGGCCCCCGCTTCCGGGAGATGGAGGAGACCTACGAGAAGCGCCTCTCGGAGAAGGAGGAGGAGGTCGCGGAGCTCAAGGAGGAGAACAAGGACCAGAACGCGCAGATCGTGCGCCTGGCCGCCGACATGGTGCGCCTGAACGATCAGTACCAGCAGACCCTGCGCGAGCTCGCCTCGGCGGGGATGGGCAGGAGGGCGGCGCCGGATGAGCGTTAGGGACTGGTGGCGCAGGATCACGGGCCGCGGCCGCGAGCAGGAGGCCCCCCCACGCCACGACGCGGGGGATCTCCGGCGGACGAGGGCGGAGCGGGCGGCGAGGACGGGCGCGCGGCTGAACGCCGAGGCGCAGGCGAAGGAGTCGACGGCACAAGACATGAGGGAGATGGGCATGGAGGAAGCCGCGGAGAGCCTGGAGGCCGACGTGCAGGACCTGAAGGAGAGGGTGGCGAAGCTCGAGCGCGAGCGGGCCACCGCCCTCGTCGGCGACGCGGCGGAAGCCTTCGAGGGGAGGGTCTGATGCTGGACTACTTCGCGTCCGACCAGGGGCTCCGGCTGCTGACCCGGGGGGTGATCCTGGCGGTGGTGATCGGCCTGCTCGTCGTGTTCGGGTTCGTCCTGCCCTCGGCGTGGCGGTCCCTGCGGGCGACGGAGAACCGCCGCAACGGCCGGCGGGAGTTCGCGCTGCACCTCGGGCGCACGGCGGTCGGGTTCACGGTGGTTATCCTCATATTCGGCGGCGTCGCCGCGGATCTTTTGTTCGTGAACGACCGGGAGACGCGGGCCGCGGTGGCGAGGCTCGGCATCTTCTTCGCCATCGTCCTGATCATCCTCGGGGCGATCGACGTTCCGTTTACCAATCGGCGCATGACGGCCGCCCGCGCGCGCCAGCTGGAAGCCGCCGCGGACGAGCTCAAGGAGACGGCCATCGACACCAACGAGACGGCGCACCGCATCGAGGGTGAGATCAAGAAGGGGAGGGGGGGCGAGGATGCCTAAGCCTACGCCCATGCTGAGCTACCCGGCGAAAGAGAAGCTGCCGTACGGTCCCTGGATAGGGTACTTCGACCGCGCCACGGACCCGGACACGGTCGTGGCCTGCGTCAGCGTCGGCTTCGACCTATACCCGCCGGTTTCGATCCGGCTCAGGGGCCTGCGCGCCCCGGAGAGCCACCAAATAGGCGCCGACGAGCTCGTGGCCGCGATCGAGCGGGTCGCGCCGTACGGCACGCACTGCAACGTCTACTCCGAGAAGACGCCGCGCTCGGGCGACCAGAAGACGACCTTCGCCCGCTACGTCGGCGACGTCGTGCTGTCCGGCAACCGCGACCTGGCGGCGCTCGTCAACGCCGAGATCAAACGCTTGGAGGAGCAGCTCGGGCACGAGCTCGACCCCGGACTCTAGCCCGGCGCAAGGGAGGACAAGCATGACCGCCGAAGTCCCGGACCTCTGGACGCTCTACGACCCCGAGGACCTGCGTCTCCGGCCCCCGTCGTGGAAGCCGCGCACCCTCCTCGCGCTCCTCGACTCCCCGTCCACGGAGGGCCTCACCGTGACCGCGGTCGGACCCGGCTCGGTCGAGATCTCCGTCGAGGGCCTGTGCGAGGGGGAGATCGTCGCGCTCGCCTTCGGGCTCTCCGCCGCAGACTGGTCCCCCGAGGAGAAGCGCGAGCTCCTGGAGGTCGTGAGGCTGGCCTACCCGTGGCCGATCAGGGACCCCATGAGGATGATCCTGGGATCCGTCGCGCAGGCCATGGGCGTGCCGATAGTGGCCTAG